GCCTTTTTGAGAGCTGCAACAGCTACAGTCTTAGGACAAATGATTCTGCCCCACAACCTTGGTTCAGATGCCTGCATCTTAGCCAAGAACATAGCCTTGTAGCTATGCCAATCTGTTGGATTCTTGAACTCCGAAGCCACGACATTGAACAGTGCAATCTTCTCACCTTTAACTAAGAGTCGGCGGCATGAAGCAAGCAAAGCTCCCTCATCCTCAAAAGTCTTGGTTCGGACTGGCCCAAGCACTCTACCATTATTGTAGGCATAAGCCATCTTATTGCCATTGTAGTAAATCACTGTAACTCCATGCTTCTTAGCAGGGATTTCAGTAGTCTCAGTAGGCTTGGGCTTGGACTTGAGCTCCACATTGGGGCACCTCAATTGCTCCAAAGCCAAGTCAATCTTGTCAGCTTCAGCAAGACAAGACTTCTTGGTAACATCCTGAAAGATTGGGTTTTGGCCTACATAAGGAGTAGCAAACAGTTGCCACTTTTTGACTCCAGTCTTCTTGACAAGAAAGACCTTACCATGCTTGGCAACGTACTTGTCAGTGGCAGTAAAGTTAAGTTTGTTTGTTCCGGTTAACATAATAGTTATTTATTCTCCTGATTGATTGGGAAGGGAAGACCCTTGACATAGATAGGCTTGTTAGCTCTTCTAACTAACAAGACTGAGTGAGAAATGTGATCTTCAGATTTACCATGAAAACCATGGGCAATCTTCCCATCTACATATCTACCCCAAATATGATGACTTCCTTTTTCATCAGGAGTCTCAGAGCTCATACTCATTGAGAAAGTTCCTGAGTCTGTAGTAATATCATCATTGTAGCGAAGATCAGAAATTTTCATTCTTTGCTCCTTGCTTTGTTAGAATACTCATACCTTTCATTTCTCAGTTGAGTTTGAGTATTGTCCTTGATAAAGACCCACCATATTGCAATGGTGAGTCCAGTGATGATGAGAAGCCCTTTAAGAGCTATAATGGCAAGTGCTTTGCCTTCTTGTTTCTTTTTGTTTGTCATAATGACTTTACCTCTGAGATTGTCCAGTCCTTATCCTGGATCATGGTCATTGCTACTTCAAGAGTATAAGACCCTTGACAGCAACCAATTTCATTGTACACATAATAAGTGTTCATTATTCTTCTACTCCTAGCATGTCTTGCAATCTCTGAGAAGCATTAGCCTCTTTGAGTGCTTCATTGATTGAAGTCAAAGCTTCATCAATATGGTCATGGGCATCATACACATCCAGTGCAATAGCCATTTTCTGAGCTTCTAGCAGGCGCTTCCTTGCACCACCTAGTTCTCGACACAGGTTCTCTATCGAATGCATCAGTTTACTCTCACTCCTTTCACCCCTACTACTAGGGATGGATCAAGCTGAAGCCAGCCTACCTGTTGAAGGCAGGCAAAAGCTCCATCACTAAGTTCCCCAGCACCAAGGTAATCTTCCTCAGCTGCATGGGAGAGATCAATCTCTAATGCAACCATGGATTTACCATGCACTGGTAGGCTATCCATTCTATCAGCAACATAAATGTTACCAGGGAACAGTGCCACTACTGCAAGGAGATTCTTCTTTCCTTGAAGAACCTGTTGCCAAAGAGTTGCCTCCTTGGATGAGCATGATCTATAATAGGTCATTTGATTTCCTCCTTTGTCAACTCGACTACCGGAATAATGCCGTTTTGGATGGCATTAATCCATTCTTCTGGCCAGTTAGCCACAGACTTCCATCCATGGCTGTAAAGATAGGAGATTCTATCTTCTGGTCGAAGAGAGAGACACATTCTCAGATCTTTGCTAAACATGTTAGCAAAATCAAGAGCCATGCTCTCATTCTTCAAGCTAGATGTATATCTAGTGAAAAGGTCAGTTGGAAGACTGATTTGTATAATGTACACTATTTTCCTCCCTTGTACACAGACATGTTGGCCGGTGAGCTAGGATCAATCCAAGACCACACTCTATAGATGGTAACTACCATCCAGACTGCACAGCCAAAAACCATAAAAAAGGTTCGAGCTCGTGTTGTGAACGAAGAGGACTTCATTGATGAAGTCTTGTTGTACTTGTTGCTTGCGCTATTGCGCTCAGCATTCTTTGTGTTGTACATAATGTACTCACTTGAGGCATAATACCTCACCCTAAGAAAAACAGAGGGTGGGGTCTAAATATTAACCATCCCCCTATCTCACATGCAATTACATTGAAATAATTTGATTCTCTGTTAAAGAAATAAAAAAATTGAATTAATTCTGTTCTCTGATAAAAGAACTAAAATATCTCTCTTGCTATAAATTAATCCTATTCTCTGTTCTAAGAAATAAATATCTATATCCTACATGTAATATTGAAAATATCCTGCAAAGCAGGTAATGTATTTATTAAGGGGTGGGGTATTGTATAATAAGAGCTATGCTCTTTAAGCACCCTGGGGTGCTAATATATGGGATTGGGTTTTTCTGATTACTATGGGTGGAAAAATTTTTATAAAAAATTTGGGTGGAGGTTAATGAGCTCGCAGGCAAATTTTACAAATGATTTGGTGAAGGTTGGGGATCATCAGAGGTCTGAGATTATTTATAATATCTCGGAGCAGTATGTTTATTTTGGGTATGTGTGGTATAAGGACTTAGGAAATTGTGTTTTAACTCTTGAGCACTTTCCAGATAATTGGAATATCATGCGCCAATTGGTTAATAAAACTGCACCTTATACTTTAAAGAATTATAATGCTCCTGGGGAAGGGGAGTTTGGGAAGTTAATTGGGAGTTATAAGAGTAGGATTAGGGGCTCAGCTTTTAATTGGAGCTTGCGGGTGAAAAATGTTTGAAGGCTTATTAGACTCTTGGGCCCCAAAACTTCTTAATCAAGGTTCTTATTCTAGCTTTGATTTATACTTAAAAATAAAAACCCCAACCCGATGGTTAGGGTTAGGGCTTACAAAGCATGAAAATGATTTTAGGTTTGCAGGGTTTAGAACTTTAAGTGGCCAATCTTTTCCTTTTTATGAGGGAGCTTATTTAAGTAAAAATAGGAAATTCCATTTTAAACATCTAGACTCAATGTTTCTGGATGACCAGAAAAAAGAATGGGCTTTTATAAGACATTCTTAGCAGCTAAAGAAGCAATTGATTTAACAGCTTGCCAAACTTCAGCTGAACCTTCCGTAGGGGCTAATCTTTGCATAGCTTCGGCTGCAGCTTCTTGAAGCCCAGCTTGGAATCCTCTTTCAGTTGCATTTACAACTGCAGGTTGAAGTTGAGCCACCAGGTCATTTACCCTTGAAGGTTTGAAAGCTTGTTTGGCTGCAAGAACCTTTTCAGCTATAGTTTGCAAGCCGGGATCATGCCCTACTACATTATCAAATAAAGTTAAAATAGATTGATTAGTAAATTGAGTGGTCTGCATCCCGGTAATCATATCCCGATCAGTTAAAGCCCTTGCAGCAGCCAATTCGGTTGAAGTTGCTTCAACTCCAAATAGGCCTAGGCCAGCTTGACGGCGGCCAGCTTCATCAGCAGCTAAAACTGGAAAAGCTTTGTTCTGCTCGAGGGTTTTTAAGGTAAAGGGAGTTGCTTCATAGAGGGCATCGGTAAATTTTATGATTTCGGCTTCTACGGCAGCATAGTAAGTTTCATAGCTAGGACTTTTTTGCTGTTTTAAAAGACTTAACTTGCTTTGCATGGTTTCAATCTTACTTATCCAGGGATGGAAACTTTTTCCAGTTTTGGCCTCAATAGTATAGGCAGCTGCTTTATGCAAAGCCCAACCTTCTTTATTTCCAGCAATATTATTAGTTACAAATTGTTCATGGGCAAGGTGGCCATTTTCAAGCATCTGAAAACTATCAGGAGCTGGGGTAAGTTCACCTTTATGGGCCCCAACTACAAGTTTGGTTAAAGTATCAATATTGGGGTCAATATATTTGGTCTCATAATTACCAGTTTTAGCATTCAAGCCAGAAATTTGCTCCCAACCTGCTCCTTCATCTGAGTCGCGGAGGACTCCGTGGACGGATCTAAAATTATAAAGGGCATTTGCAATGTAATCTTGGCTAGCTGGGCTTGCAAAAGCAACTTCATTAGCTGCATCTAACATTTCATCCTGGAAAAGTGGGTGAATATATTGGCGCTCCCCTAAGTTTTTAAAATCAGTTAAAATAAGCATGGTATCGTCTAAACCAAGATTATTAGTTGACTGTCTTAAGTTTTTAGCATGGCCTCGAGCTGTATCAACGGACCCACTATAGAAATAGCTAGCCAAATTAGAGCCTTCAGTGTTTAATTCACTTGGAATAATTCCAGCCTTGGTTAAAGTTTGCTTGTTAAAGGCCATCATCCTACTAGTCATCTCTGACTCAGAAGGAAAATGTTCCCCTAACCAAAAATTAACTCTAGGTAGAATAGCTCTTTGTTGTTGAGTTCCCAATAAACCTTTACTGCCTCTGATATTAACTGAGGCTTGAACTCCGAAACCTGAAGCATTTTCTTGAAGTCTTTTAGCCAAAGCCTCAAAAAGATGAGGATTGGTAGCCATATCATACTGTCTAATTAAGGAGGTTAGCTCATGTTCACTGCTGCCAGCTACAATTCTATCAACTTCCCTTTCAGAAAGACCTAAAGCTGTGGCAATTGAACTTCTGCGGCTGGTACTTTTTTGGAGAGCTCCTCTACTAAAAGGTCCTTGAGCTTCACCCCAATTTCTAACATGTTCTCCAGCATGATTTTTCATGCTAAAACTAAAATCTCCTAGCATTCGCTCTAAATATGGCTCATATTCTTTGGATCCGGGACTGACAATTTGATTATTTACAATAATTGGGCTTAAAATTAAGGTTTCAATGTTTGCCCCATCATTGAAGTAAGAACCTCCTAAGGGAACTGCTCCACCTTTAGCACCTCTAAGGTACATAGCCATATGTTGAAAACCTGGAATTCCACTCATTCCAAGTTCTTCAAGTACTTGATTACTCATTTCAATGGGCTTAAGTTCTAAAGTTCCAAATTTCTTACCATTAAACTCATTAACTGGAGCTAATAGGCTGGCCAAAGTGCTCTTTGCAGTTGCTTGGAGCGGACTTAGAGGTTTATTAATGTTTCTAGGCCGGTAAGCTGCTCCATCGGATCTGATTTCAAGCTGTTTAATACCGAGCAAGTAGTCTTGAAGCTCTTCTTGAATGGGTTTTTGGCCACTAGCAGCTATAAAAGCAACTGTATTGGCGATCTCAGTTGCATTCATTGAAGCAAGCGGAGAATTTTTCATGGTTAAGACTTTTTCTACAGTTTGAAGTCTTAAAGTATCTCTTAAAATTGGACGGTCATGCTTATTTTTGCCTTTAATAACATCTTCAATGGCCATCTGACTGCTTGAATGGCCCATATTACCTTCTGCAGCTCTAACTGCTAAGGATAAGTTTAGTAAAGCTTCAGGATCATGGACATTTTGCCTAGTAAGGCCAGCTAAATTGACTATTTTCTGTTCTCTAGGGGTTAGAGCTGAGCCGGACCCTACTTTTTGAAGAATTACAGCTTGTTCTTTCAATTGTTGGTAGGTAAACTTGTTTTTTAGAATACCAATCAAGTTAGGGTCTGCTAAAGTTCGACCAACATTGGCAAAAGCTGTTTCAACATTCCCGCCTCTACCTAGGGCAACATCTTTAATAGTTCCGGGATTATGGCCTATGATTCCTTGAGCTGTAATTTGGGCTCCTTGATTGATTCGATAGCCAACCAAGTTGCTAAACATCTTTCTTTCAACTTCATCATACTCAAAATGACTTAAATTTCTTCGAACATGAGTTTGATGGACTGGATGCTTAGAAAACATCAAGAAGTCGCGCATTCCTTGAACAGCTCGGATGAGATCTAAGGTATCACCGTCAGCGTCCATGGTATTTAGCAAAGCATCTTTAGTATTAGAGATGATTCTCTGAATTCCATTTGCTTGGTATAAATAAGCTGTTCCTTCTGGAATAAAAGGGTTGACCAAGTGTCTAATATTCTTTACACCTGAAACTTGGATACCAGGCCCCATAGCTTGCCCAACTAAAGTTGCTGCTTTTAGAGGTGAATAAGATTGGGCATCTAACATACCCATACTCACACTTTTATGCATATTACCTAGAATGGAGCTTACAATCTTGGCATTAGCATCAGCTCCACCTTTTCCAGGAACAGCTCTTTTAAAAATCTCACTTAAAGGACTTACACCAGCTTTATATTGCTGTTCTAATAAGACTTTTCTACCAAAATAATCCTGCAGAGATATAACTCTACCAAGGCTGTCCTTAATGTAAAGGTTAGGTGGAATCGTTACACTATTTGTAAGCTGCTCAAAGGGCTCATTTAGCATTTAAGTTATATTAAAATAGAGTCTACCTCTATTTCCTTTAGGAGTAATTTTATTTACTAGCTAGGAGGTTCTGATGAGTAAAGGTAAGAAAAATAAAGCTAAGAATGCTAAACCTGCAGCCAACACCCCAATGCAGCCCAAAAAAGGGGCCAAAAAGAAAAAGTGAATTATGAACCAAATGGATGTGCCCATTGCTCTCCCTGATTTTGAAATTATCAAAAATTTCAAACAATTTACACTAATCTATCCTTCTACTCATGCTTTAGCTAAAAATATATCTATTGAAATGAGACTTAGGCTTTTAGCTTTTACTGAAGAAGATTATTTTGCCCTGCTTCAAAAAGATATTGAATTTGATAAGGTAGAGCCTGAGGGCGGCAAATATTATGATATAGCCTATATTAGAGAAACCTATGCAATGGGAGTATCTAATAAAGAGTGGGCCCTATGTTATGGCCCAGATACGCTTAGGTCTTTTTGTTCCAAGACTAAGTCTGAGCCTACTAGCTATGTTAAAGTAATTTCCCTAATTGCTCCTAGATATTCTTTAAAAGAACTTAATAAACAGATTAGAAACAGCAGATAAAAATGATGCTAGAAAAAGTAGAAAGTAGCACGGAATTAGCAGAAATTTATAAAAATTTCAACTTGGCTGAACCGTGCTCAGATGTAGAGTTTACAAGTGCTCTAGAAAGAGTTGCACAGTACTTATTATTTGGAACTAATTGGGATTCTGGAATTGCTATCAAGAAATTAGACTTCATAAGTGATATTCCTTTAACCTGTAAAGGAATGGAATGTCCTTATGCTACCAAATGTCCAGTTTTAAGGAATATGAAGAAAAGTGATATTCCAAACTTAATAGGTACAGATTGTAGAGCTGAAAGAATTTTTGGCTTAGAAAACTTTAGTGCTATTGTAAAAGAACTAGGTATTTCTCCAGAACATACCAACGACATTATTAATGCAACTGCTATTATCAGACTACAGATAATGCAAAGAAGAATAGACTGGCATTTAGCTATTGATGGAATGCAATTAGATGAAGTTGCTACAGTAAATCAAAGAACTGGGCAAGCTTACAGTAAAAGAGTGACTCATCCTTTATTTAAAGAATATGAGAAACTTGGTAAACAGATTGCAGCTCTTCAGAGCCAACTTCAAGCTTCTAGAAAAGACAAAGCTAATCTGGCTGCTACGGTTGGTAAGCATGCAGATGCATTAAAAGATTTGTTTATGGGTAAAATTAAAAATGTAAATGTAATGGATGCCCAATTTGAAGAAATAATTGAAAATCCTGAGGAATAAATGAGCATTCAGAACCAATTTGACTATCTTCAAAGCAGAGGCCAGAAATTCTTCAATAATATGAAGAATGGATCACCTGGGATTAATCCCTTAGGTGAATGGCAAAATAACTTTGAAAACCTCAATGATGTTTTTTGGGGAGATGGAGTTGGCAAAGTTGTTAACTTTCCTAATGTACTAAAAGCTACCGTACTAGGTGGTGAAATTGGAGCTGGAGTTTTTGCATACCGGACTGATCCTCAGATGGCAACAGTCATGCGAAACATGGCTGCACCAGTAGGAATTGGTTTAGGAATTGGGGCTGGTTATGCTGGTTATCAATATTCTAAAGCTATGGGGGCTATAAGAGCAGATCCACTTGCAGCAGGAGTACACCCATATGCCCTACATGATGTTGGTTTTACAAACAAGCATATTCGTAAATTAGCAGCTAAAAACGCTGCCATAGATGGCTTCTTGAGGCCTTTAATGAAGTTTATGGGCTCTACTGGCAGAGGAGCAGCTAATTTTGCTGGGAACAATGCTGCTGGTGTGCTTGGTGGAGCTGCTAGATTAGGTGGAGGAGCTATTGGCGGGGCTTTACATATGGCTGCAGGCTTGGAATACGCAGCTAGAGGAGTATTAACAGCCCAACCCTTAGGATTTCTAAGAGGTAAAGGTTTAATGGCTAATAATGCCTTAGATGCCTATTTACCTAATTTTAGAAACCTACCAGCCGGAAATATTATGAAGTATGCTCCTAATCCTTCTATTATTAGAAGAGCTTCTGTGTTAGGAATTGCAAAAGGATTTGGTTCAATGTTTCATGAGATGGTAAGTCCAGCAGCCCCGCCCCCAACTGCAGTTTTTGATGGAAGATTTATCCACCACAGAAATGATATGGGAGCCAATGCTCAATATGGACAGTCAATTTTAGGTAGAAACTCAGTTATGAATGACCCCCAAGCAATGGGCAGAATTGTCAGTGCAGTTTTTTAAGGAGTAAATAATGAAAGCTTTTGATATAATGGGCCAAGGTTGGAATTCTAATCCACTATCTACTTCAAAAGGATCTCATATGGGTGGAGGACTTTCCTCTCATAGAGCTACTCCTGATTTTGCAGCTGGGGAATTAGCTTCTAGACAATCAATGTATGAGAAATTATTTGCAAGACCTAGAAACGCAAAAGGTCAATTTATGGCTGGAGGAGGAAAATCTAGATCAAGAGCTAGCCTCTTTCCGGAACCATCAGGACCTAGTTTTACAGGATCTATGCACACAAGATCTGGATCTACTAGAGTTGGTGGGTATAATGTACCCACATATAATAAATTTAATTTTGGTGTAAATCCTGAGACTGGTAATGTAGGAAAGGACTTACTAAGGAGAAAGTTTCCTACTGGAGCTTCAGTATCTAGAGCCTCAGTAGTGGGGGAAACAGCTAGCATAGCAGGAAAAGCAAGCATTAGTGCTGAATTGGGAGGGTTAGCTGGTAAATTTTCTGGAGTTTCTGGTTTAAGAATGGCTAGGTATGCTGGAGCTGCTGGTTTAGGTCTAATGGCTGTTAATAGAGCTGCCAAATCTTATGACTCAGCTAGAAATGGAAGAATGGGGGGAGCTATGGCTAATGCTGCTTTTGGAGCAGGCTTAGCTTATGCAGCTTATGATCTAGGTATTGCTAGAGGTGCTATGGCTCAGCATCTCGGTAAAATGGCATCTGGTGGAGCAACTAAGTTAGCAGGCAGAGGTGGTATGCTTGGTAAAATTGGTAACTTTATGAGTCATGGACTTTAATTATGAGTATGTGGTCTTCAGCTGCTAAAGCTGCAGTAGGATTATGGGAGAATGGTGGGGCTGCAAAAGCTGCAGCCCTGCAGAGCTCTTTTAAAGGTGGCTTAAAAGCTTTTGACCCTGGCCATACTTTAAAAGGTTTAGGTTTTCAAGCTGCTGCATCTTTATTAATGCCTGGCTCTCCAGAAGCTAAACTTGAAAGTATGAAGTTAGGAACTGCTATGTGGTTCTTAACTATGGGTATGAAAAACCCAGGTAGACAAGCTTTTTGGTCTACTATGGCCACAATTGCACCTCAATCTGGCCAAATGCTAAGGGGAGTTGTTCAACAATACCATAGTGTTGAACAATCTAGAACCTCAGCAGCTATTCCTTTTTCGCATTCTACAATGGCTATGGATCAAGCAATGATGACTTTACAATATGCTCAAGGTAGAATGAATGGTGCTTATGCTGGATTAGGTGCTCAAGCATCTATGTATGCAGCTAAGTACATGCAAAGATAATGTTCGACGATAAAAATTTAAGTCCTGAAATAATTCAGCTTTTTCAAAAAGCTGCCACTAGTCCTTTGTATTTTGCAGAGAGCTTGTTAATTGATCCTTTTTTAGATCAACCTTTTAAAGCTACTTACCCTCAAAGAATTATTTTTGGAAGTAAGAAGAAAACTACCTACATTGCGGCCCACCGTCGTTCAGGTAAAGCTCAGCCGCTAGATTCTTTAGTTTATACAACTAAGGGCCCCCAGAAAATGAGAGACATTCAACTTGGTGATGTTGTTGTTACTCCTGGTGGGGAGACAGCATCTGTTATTGCTCTACATCCTCAAGGTTTTAAAGATGTATATAGAATTACATTAAGTGATCATACTACAGTTGACTGTTCTGGTGATCATTTGTGGAAAGTCTATACTCCTACCAATTGGAAAAGTATTCCAGGAATTAAAGGGTCTCAGAGACAGCAGTATGGTTATAGAATTTTAACTACTGAAGAAATCCAAAATAATTTAATTTATTCATATTCTAATAGAAAAGAATTTAATTATAAATTAGATGGTATTGTTCCTGTAGCATATCAAGAAAAAATCTTACCTGTTGATCCATATCTTTTTGGAGTTTTGTTGGGAGATGGGCATTTTAAGACCAGAGAAATAGTTTCAATGGATGAACAAATCATCCATACTATTATTTCTAGGACAGGTTTTGAAATTAAAGAAACACTTATTAAGGATTGTAAAGCTAAAAGATATAAGGTTCTTTCTGAAGATTTGAGGCTTACATTGAAAGAAATGGGATTTGAAAATCTGGTTAGAAAAGAAAAGTATATTCCTGAGCTGTATAAGTATGCAAGTGTTGAACAAAGACTCTGGCTTCTAAGAGGCTTGATGGATACTGATGGATCTTCAGACCCTAATAAACCTGGTTGTGCAGAATACTGCTCAGTGTGTCCTACTTTAGCAAATGATACAGCTGATTTGGCCAGATCATTAGGGTGTAAAGTAACAATTTCAGAATCAGAGGCAGCATATACCAAAAATGGAATAAGAATTGTAACCGGTACTAGATTTAGGTTATATATTTCTCAGCCTGAAGGTATGGATATTTTTAATCTTGAAAGAAAAAAAATTGAAGGCTTACCGGAAAGATATCTTAGAAGAACAATTGTAAAAGTAGAGAAGCTTGAAGAGCAGGCAGAAATGCAATGTATTACAATTGATCATCTCGATCATTTATACTTGACAGATCATTACATTCCTACTCATAACTGCATTTCAGGTGAATCAGAAATTGTAAATTCTGATACCTTACGTCCTAGTTTTATAAAGAATGCACAAAAAGAGGTTCAAACTCTTACTTTTGATTTTGCTAAGAATGAATTAGTTTGGGCCCCCTGTGAATGGATTCTTTCTGGGGAGAAAGAATGTACTTACTATGGCCTAGAAACTGGAGTTGGGTTAACTTTAACTTCTAATCATGAACTATTTGAAAGAACTAAAGGTTGGATCAAAGCTAAGTATGTAAAAATTGGGGATCAAATTTTAGCTCCTAAAGAAATTCCAGTTTTTGGAGATAAAACTTTAACTTTAGATGAGTTAGACCAAGCTTGGCAGGAAACTTTAATTGAAAATAGGGTTCCAGATGTAGTTTTTCAATTAAATAAAGAAACTCTTATTAAATATCTAGGTACAGTTTATGGTGAAGTAGGTACAACTCATCGAAGAGATCAAAAAATTGTACTAAGTTTAAAGTCTTCCCTACTTAAAGATTTTCATCATTTGTTTCTGAGACTAGGAATTGCTCCTAGAATTGAAGCCTATAATAATGTCTTAACTATTGATGATAAGATAGATTACAATACTTTTCTATGTTATCTAGGAATTCAAGAAGAGATCTTAGATGTTCATGGCCCAAGAAGATGGGAAAGAGTAGTAGATATTATTCCAGTAGGGAAAAGAAAAGTATATGACCTTTCAGTAGAACATGAAGATCATAATTTCTTAGCTAATGATACAATTGTACATAATTCCTATTCTTTAAGTATTTTAGCTATTTGGCATGCTTTAGTTAAAGCTAATCAAAAGATTGTTATTTTTGCTCCTTCCTCAAACCAAGTTGATCTTGTTTTTGATAATATTGATGCATGGTTTTTCAAAAATCCTATTATTGAAGCTATGCAGGCTAAAGAGGGTAATCATAAAACTCCCCAAAGAAGAACTTTTCAAAATGGTTCAATGATTACTGGTTTTCCTTTAGGTGTTGCTGGGGGACTTGAGAAAGGAAAAAGAGGTATTACAGCAGACGTTACTTTGTGTTTACCTTTTACTGAAAGGGTCTTAACAGATGAAGGGTGGCTTCCAATTGGGGAAATTGTTGAAAATAATAAAGCAACTAAAGTTCTATCTTTTAATAAAGAAACCAACGAAACTGAGTGGAAGAGTATTACTAGACGAATAAAAAATCGTATAGAAGATAAGAAGCTAGTAAAACTTGATACTCCTTTTGGATCGCTACATCTGACTGAAGATCATAGAGTATTTACAATTAATGGCTTTAAAAAAGCAAAAGAGCTTAAATATAATGACAAATTGTTTATCGAAAGATCTAGTACTGACCTCAAGCGAATATCAAATAATTTTGGGGGGCTTGTTAGGCGATGCATCATGCTTAATGCCAGCCAAGGAGAGCAAGAATGCAAGGATCAGCTTCAGGCACGGACCCAAACAAGAAGCTTATTGCAACTGGAAGTATCTAAAATTGAAGAGGTGGTTCCATTTAGCTCCCAAGAAAGTAATAAATGCTGGCTATGGAGAATTTTCAATAGTAGTTCAGTCTGGCTGTCATCCACAATTCACCAAATTTCGAGAATTATTTTACAAGACTGGAAAGAAGGTCATAACTCAGGAGATTTTAAATCAAGTCGGACCAGAAGCTTTGGCAATCTGGTTTGCAGACGACGGAAGTTCTTCCAAGAGAGTTATGGAACTACATACCGAAGGGTTTTCACTGATAGAAAACGAATTAATAGCTGCCCACCTAAAAAAGATGTTAAATGGGAAAGTTATAGTCAAAAAATCAAAAACTTATCATCTAATTCAAATTCGAGGAATTGCTCGCAAACATTTAATAGAAATTATTCGACCTTATTTTCCAGAATCTTTGGCATACAAAATAGACTTCGACTCGACTATGTATACCCCCAAAATATGCCAATATTGTTCAACGGAATTTTTGCCGAAAGAATCAACTTGGAAAGTCGAAGTAGCTTGTCCAATGTGCAAGAAGAAACATTTAGCATTATACAAAGCAGCTTGGGGAAAGGCCAATCCCAGGAAAAGATAGAATTTGTCTATGATTTAACCATTGAAGATAATCATAACTTCTTTGCAGAAGGAATTTTAGTTCATAACTGCGATGAAGCCCAAGAGTTTGGAGATGAGGATTGGAAAGTAGTTGGACCTATTATGCGTGGAGATAGATTCCGAATGCATAATATGAAAAACTATGTTACGGGAACTATTAATAAAGCTCAAGGCCAGTTTTATGAAAAGATTAATAGAATCATAGATATTTCTGATAGTACAGAGTCTATTATTAAAATTCCAATCACTCAGAATAAAACTTATACTATTGAAGAGGTTGAGCAGCTAAGAGCAGAAACTTCACCAAAAGAATGGCAAACTGAGTGGCTTCTAGAAGCTGATGAAAGTGATAACTCAGTATTTAGGAACTCAGATGTAGATGCCTGCTCAATGGAAGATTGGGAATATGGACCTTTACATATTACTAATTCTGAAGTAAGATTTATTGGAGTTGACTGGGATAAAACTCAAGCTGGAACTAATATTGCAGTGCTTCAGTATAATACCTCTACTAGAGTTTTAAAAATGATCTATAGAGAAGAGGTAGATAGATCTGAATTTACCTATGTTAATGCAGTTAATAAAATTGTAGATCTATATGAAGTATTCCAACCTGAACTAGTTATTGCTGATCAAGGTGGTGGTGAAGTTCAATGGGAATTACTTCAATTAGAATCTTTAAAGAGAAGAAATGGGCTAGCTAACAGGCTAATTAAAAAAGCTTTTAATGAAAAAATTGATACAACCAATCAAGATGGAGATTTAGAAAGAAAAAGAATTAAGCCTTTCTTAGTTGGTTTGTTGCAACAGAAAGTTCAAGAACATAGGCTGCAGATTCCTAGACATGATAAGAAACTAATAGATCAGTTCTTACAGTATGAAGTAAAATCTAGGACCGAAAATACAGTTAAATTTAGTTCTAGTAATGAACACATCATTGACTGCTGTTTATTTGCTATGTACGGGGTATGGACTTTATATGAAAACTTTTTAGATTCATTTGAATTAACTGCTCCTAAGAATGTATCTTCTACAGATTTTAAAACTCCTTGGGATCAACAATTGTTAGATGCTCAGATGGAGCAAGAAAGATTCTTTAATCCAAGTATTAATGTACCTAGAACCAGCTTTATGGATCCTTTTCCAATAAGAAGTACTCAAGATTTTTATAGAGATGAATTTTAATGGCTTTAGAAAAATTTACTAATAAAAGAGTCATAAAGAAAGTTGTAGATCCAGGTTCTGGAAGTATTCCAGGTAAAATCTCTTTGCCTCAGGAAATTAAAGAAACCAGAGAAATAGCTCAAATTTCTTATACTACAGCTATTGAAGATTTAATAGATTATAATCAACAAGTGGCAGCTGACATTCAGGTAACTATTAACGATATTTATGAGCGAAATAAAAGCTCAACCTATTTTGTTAAATATGCTCAACTAGTTCAGGAGAATTACTTTGATCCAGTTATTTTACTGACAGCTCCAGATGCTAAGCCTCTAGCTCCCCACTCTTCAATAACTATTAAGTCTGCAGAGCGAGATGTTTATAGAAGATTAGTAGATCCTAGAGCTCCCATGTATCAGGATTTACATAATATGCTGTTTGATTTAGGCTCTATGAAATATGTTTTAGAGTCTACCTGGAAAGGGATTTTAAATCAGAACTCATTATATGATAATATTCAAGAATCTCAAGTAGTTCGACAAGTCCTAGAACGCCAAGAAATGAATCTTAGGGCTTTGGCAGCTAGAAATTTAGAAATCACAGGTGCTCTGCCTAAGCAACTTGGAGACAAACTTATAAATGCTTTAGCTAATAAGATATTTAGCCAAGCAAGAAATCAGGCAACTCCTGAAATCCCAAGTTGGATCAATCATTTAGCAACAACTCTTAACCAAATTAAGGTACTATTAAACCTTAATATTCTAAAACAATCTAAAGAATGGGAGCATATAGCTCAAAATCTTTATAAAGGTTATTTGGATCAATTAGCAATAGTTACTAAAGAAAGAATAAATGCCCAAATCTATTCTTTTCAGGCAGGTATTCAAAAGAATATTGGAGATTTTCTAGATCAAATTCAATTACCAGATTTTGACTTTGATTTAGCTGATGTTCCAGAGTTTGTACACTTCCAACAAAGTATTCAAGAAGTATTAGGTGGAAACTTTGGAGAAATTGAAAATGATCTAATTTCAAGAGAGATTGCTTCTTTAAAATCTGAGGAGTCTAGATCTCTTTTATTACATAATGTTTTAAAAACTACTCAAGTAAAACAGTACTTAAACTTAGTTGGAAGTATTCATAGTTGGCTAGCTAGTGCAAAACTTGAATTAAGTACTTCTACTCAACTTAGTTCAACCGATCATACTGAGTATGTGAACAAACTCTCTGCTGCGATGAAAACAGCATCAGAAAACTTTTTAAATCAGGTGGAATGGAAATAAAAAAATTTAATTTAGCAGATATTTTATTGAAGCTTTTAGGTAAAGTATCTAAAAAAAAGAATGCCAGTGAGTTTCAGGCTAGATTAGCAGATATAGAATATTTTTTCCATGATTTTCTTCCCCAAAGAGAACCCAATTTTGCAGAAAAAATTGTCATAAAGAATGGAATTTATAACTATTTCTTACTTCAAGACAACTCTTTACCAATAATTCACTTTGTTTTACCAGAGTTTCCCCTATTTGTATATGTAGGGGATATAACTTCAGCAAGCTGGGAAGAAGCTAGAGCTAGAGGTGTATCAAGAGAAAAATGGGAATTAACTCAAGGTAATATAAATCTCTATAGTGAAAATTTAAGTTTAATTAGTACAGAAGGTACTCTTTCTAATCCTAAAGTACTAATATTAACGTGGGCTGATTCTACTAATCCTTTTCATTTATATAAATTAATAAAAGAACTGTTTATTCCCGCCGAGGCCAATTAATAAATGTATAGTTTAGCAAAAAGTACCGGATTTTCTCTATTAAGAACTACTGAGGCTGAGATTCAGCAAGTAAGTTCCCCAGTAGAGCATCATAGAACTTCCTGGGCTGGTCCGGATCGAAAAGAAGCTAGACTTAGAGAGTTAGTTAAAAGAGCTAGCCAAGCTTATATTACAGACTCTTTAGTTAGACAAGCAGTAGATAAATATGCAGAAAACTTTAGAGAGTTTGAGCTTTCTGGAGAGGAACAGGTTGTTAAATATCTACATCGAAGACTTAATCATCTATCCCTTAAGTCTGGTGAGCACTGGAAAACTACTTTTGTTAGAATTATAACTGAGTACTTTAAAACTGGAAATGCATTTATCTTAAAATTTAGATCTCTAGATGGAGTTGAAGCAACTAAGGCTTTATATCAAGATAGACTTAAACCAATATGTAAACTTGGTTTGATAGGTGCAGAAAGAATTGTTCCAGTTTTTAATCAGAGTCATCAGTTTGTTGGCTGGAAACTAGAAGAACTTCCTAATAAATCTGATACTGTTGAATTAGATTTAGGTGGAAAGAGCCTTTCTAGATCTAAAAGTTTATTGGAACTGGAAAAGTTAGGGACTACCAAAGAACCGGCTAAATGTATTCTTAGGCCTGGTGCGGACATTGTTCAAATTTCCTATAAGAAACCTGCTAATAGTTGCTGGGGTGTAGGTCTAACATTAGTCTCCTTAGAGGATATTGCATTACTTAGAACTGTAGAACAAATTACAGCTTCAATGATTAGAAAGTTTTCTAATCCAATTATACATCACATTGTTTTAAGAGCTTCCAATCCTTTAGCTGGAATTCAAAGTGAAATAGATTCAGCTACTAGATTACACCGCCAAGCTGCTCCAGATGGGGTTATGATTACTGGTGGGAACCATGAAATCAAAGCTATTGGATCTGAATCTCAAGCTCTTAGAGTTGAAGGATATTTAAAATATTTCCTTGATAGAGGCCTTGCTGGTTTGGGAGTCTCCCAAGCAGTTATGGGTCTTGGAAGCATGTCTATGGGGGCAGCAGAGGCTGCTAATGAGATGCTGATGACCAAGGTAAGGTTTTGCCAGCAAGAGTTGGCAAGAGAGTTAGAATTTTTTATTCTAAACGAATTATTGTGGGAAGGTGGATTTGATCCCTATCGAAATGAAAAGGATCGGGTAATTATAGAATTTCCAGCTATTGATGAAGATCGAGAAATTAAACTCCGAACTCATGCAGCTGATCTGTACCAAAAGAATCTTACAGACCATGATGAAACAAGAAAATTAGGCAAACTTCCACCAAAGTTCGCTGAAGATAAACTCCATGTCAACAAAATTGAAAAAGCTAAAATAGATCATGAAACTAAAGGTGCTGTCCTAGTAAATAGATCTAAGCCTGCTACTTCTGGTAAAAATAGTGTTGAATATTTTAGGCAATATCTATATAGATTTGCACCTAGAGAGGAAGGCGACATTCCTGACTTTCTTGAAGAACTAAAATGGCACTATCCGATTGAAAAAGTAGAGCCTCTACTTGAGAAGATTAGACAATTGATCAATGATCGAGAGGCCGTCGTGGAGTTACTAATCAATGAACTATCTTAAGGACACATTTAATGGGAATTTTAGAGATTGCAGGGTTTGTCACAGCATTAACGGTTATTGGAACTGCCATCGGCAGGGGTGTTATTATATTACTTAGATTTATAAAAAATGTGGAGTCTATGAATGATTCTTTAGATAAGATTCCTCTAATTTATGACCAATTATTTCCCAATGGTGGAAGTAGTCTAGCAGATAAGTTAGATCGAGTAGAGCGAATGACTTATGCAAACTCGGAACGGCTTCGGACTTTGGCATATGATAATACTGAACCATATTTTGAAACTGATGCTTCAGGAAGAATTATCTGGGTAAATAAGATCTGGGAAGAAATTACTGGAGTTACTCTAACTACTGCTACAGGCTTTGGATGGCTTACAGCTATTGCTCCAATAGATCGTAAGTATGTCTCAGAAGAGTGGGCAGCTGCAGTTAGCCAAAAAAGGGATTTTTCTTTAGAGTTTGAATTAGTAAAAAATAATGCTAAAGTTCATGCTATAGCACATGTTATTAAGGGTATAGACAGTGAAGTGTCTGGATATTTTGGGAGGATGTCATTAGCTAATGTCGATTCAAAAACTTAAAGGAACTTTATCTCAGACTAATAGTGATTTCAAAAATAACTTCCAATGGTTGATTAACCTTCGAAGAACAGCTAAAGCTGCTTTAGGTTGTTATATTGGTGGAGTTTTGATTTGTACTTTAGCAAATGTACCTCTAACTATAAGTATTCAAGTAGCATTTGCTCTATTTGGAGCAATGGGTGGCTCTTTAACAGATGTTACTAAGCTTTATATGAATATTTTTAATAGCAATAAAGAAGGTAAAAATGATGATATTTAATGAATCAGTCCAACTTCAAGTTGAGAATCCAATCATAACTAAAAATATGCTTTTTACAGAAGCTATGATTGGGGACATCAAAGTATCAGAAGTAAGAGCAGTTTATCCTCTTATCAGAGCTATTAACTCAAGTAGACTAACTAGAAATTTTACTTTTTATCCTAGAGAGTCTCTTTCTGGGAAGTTCCATGAAGAGAATCCTACTGGCTATTCTAGTTTTGTAAAACCCTATGGTAAGCCTATTTTAACTGAACATAGAGCTCAAGATGATGCCTATTCTGGAGACAAAGCTGATATTCCTATGGGTAGAGTTGTAGCAGCTGGATACCAAAAAGCCGGTAAAGAAGCTGTAATGACTGCACCTAAGAAAAGATACGTTCCAGGTACAGTAGAAGGAGATGGCTATCTTTGGATTGTTCCAGCTATCACTGATCCAGAATCAATCAATAGAGTTTTATCCGGTACCTATCACACAGTCTCAATTGGTTCAGATGTAGAGAATGTATATGAAAGCATTTCTGGGGAAGATATTGCTAAACTCCGGAGAGAAGATAAAGAACTCCCTCCGTATCGTAGAGGTCAAGTATATAACAACTCTCTTTCTTATTGGACTATGGGTCCCATTACTGGGCGAGAGTGTTCTTATGTTAATATGCCTTCTGATGAGCGTGCTGGTAACTTAAGTACGGACATTGGAATTAATGGAATTAAATTACTTGTAGGAGATAAGAAAGTTGGCTCCAAGGAATTTAGATTCTATGATGCTAAAACTGGAGAAAAATATAATATTTCTAGTGATGAATTAGCAGTTGATGAGAGTTTTTGCACAGATTCTTTGCCAAATTCTAGAGAGTATTTCTTTACTAAGCCTCTAGTTGAAGGAGAGATTACTGAATCTATGGAATTTTGTGAAGGTAAAATGGTTTCTTGGGGATTTGGCCAAGGTAAAATTATATCCATTCATTCTCTTGGAAAAGTTCCCGGAGTGCCTGTAAGTGTTGAAGCAACTTTAGATAATAAAATTGCTCGAATTCAAGTATTCAAAGATGGCCAAGCTACTGAGTCTTTTGTAGCTCAGAGGCTAAATCACCTTAAGGAGTTAAAAAATGACAATAAATAAAGAGGTTCTTAAGAACTTAGAACAGCTTCCTGGTCTTCTTTCAGAAAGTGAAGATGTAGAAACAGCCAAAAAGGAATTAATTGAGCTAGCAAAAGAAGCCACCTCCACTTGGGGTGAGGCTAGTAATTTCTTAGCCGAGTTTGCCGAAGGTAAAGAACTTAGTTTTAGTCCAGATAAAGAAGAATTATTCAAAGATGTTCAAGCTGAAAGTCTTAATATTTTTGGTGATTGGAATGAAGAGGCCGCTAGTTTTGCACTAGCAGCTTATCTTTCTAATGAAGGTACTTTTACTAAGAAGAATGATCCAGAAGCTAAACCTAATCTAGAGGAATTGTTCCCTCTTTCAGAAGGTAAGGTAGATTTCGAATTAGAAGCAACTAACAAAGAAGTTAATGCACTTGCTTTGGAAGATTTTGCTGGTGAGAATAAAACCTTCCCCATTAAAAATCTTGCAGCTGCTTTGAAACTTAAAGAAACAGCTAATACCCCTGACCTTTCAACCAAGCTTAAAGAGTTTGGAGTTGAAGGAGATGCTATTGTAGTTGCCTATCTTCCTGGCACTGATTTTAAAGTAGTGACTACTTCTGAGCTCACTAAAGAATCATCTGTAGAAGATTTAATGGGTTCGCTCTATCTTTCTGCTGAACAGTGGGAAGCAGCTAAAGCTTTTGTTGATGAAATTGCATCTTATGAATCAACTAATAAGATCACTTTAACAGAAGGAGCTAAGCCTGTTGAGTTAGATGTTGAAAGTACAGTTAAATACCTGATGAATTATCAGGAGACTAACAAAGATGTTCTTGCAACTCTAGTAGGTATTACTAGAAAGCTTGGTATTACCAAAGAACAATTAGAAGAAGCAACTGAAGCTTACAAAGTATTCAGTAAACCAGTTTTAGAGAAGCTTTTAGACAAAATTCCCAGTAAAAAGGAAGAAAAGCCCTCTATTAGTAATGAAGAGGAGGAAATTGATCCCTCTATTAGTAAAGAAGAGTCCTCTATTAAAGTAGAAAATGATTCATTGGCCGCACCGGGACTAAGTAATACACCTAAGAATGAAAGTAAACCTGAAAAAACTCCATCCTGGAAAACAGGGTTAACTTTTAAAACGAAGGCGGCAAGTAAATTAGGAGATAAATAAGAAAAATGTCATTCTCAAGTATGTTTGGTTCACATTTTGTTCCGGGACGACGTTGGGCACCTCAAATTGAGATTTCCCAGGAAAATGTAGGTCAGGTTCCTCCTGGAGATTTCCAGGTTGATCCTTACTTGCCTTCTGTTGGCGTTGACCCATTTGATCCGGCGGCAGCTATTGTAATCCCTTCTGGCAGATTTGTTGGAATTGGTTTTAGTAATGGTCGGAATAGTGGTACTAACTATCGTCTAGTTTTAGGCGACCAGGGAAGTACCCCCATCACTCTGCATGATGGTAAGAATATCACCCCTGCAGGTATGTCTATTAATCAGATGTATCGAGCTGGTGGAGAATTCATGACAGATAGCAACACTGTAAAATTCCGCAAGGGTTTTGTTGCTGAAGTTCCTTTTGTATTGAGTATTAACAATGCTCATGGTACCTTGAAGTCTGGTGACAATCTCACTGGCTATTGGGGTAGCACAACTTCAACCAGCAATATTTCCATGTTGCATCGAGGTAAGCCAGTTAAGTGGACTGCTAAGAGCTTAAACTCTCAGACTCAGACCGCTTCGGCAACTATTGCTCTCACTGCAGCTGTGTATCCTGGATTGACTCCTCGAATTGTCTATATTGCTGATGCAGGTGGAGTTCCTCTTGCTGCAACTCAGGCAGTAGCTTGGAATTCGGGTCTTGCACTTTGGGTTCTTTCTCTTACTGGAACTGGTTCGGGCTCTTGTACGCAGGTAGTCTATGAAATGGGTCAGGATAGTGATCAGATTGCTGGTCAAGCTATGCGAATCCAGGGTTTGAGTGAAGTAATTGATCGAGACCAGTTTATGCGTTGGGTTGAGTATGCTCCTCAGGACTATCTTAACTTCCCGCCTGCTGCTCAGCGATTCCCTGTAACTGCAGTTTCTGCTGAAACGCCTAGCACGGTTGTTTCTAATAGCTCCTATCGAGTTGCAAACTATCCTATGTCGGTGCATCACGCAGTATTGGTTGAAATTTCCAATGCTACGGTTCTTGACAAGGATGGCAACAGCTCCAGCTATAGTGCAGGTACTTGGTATGCTCTACCAACCAGCACCATGTTGGATGCTCGAAGCTACTTTATTGGACTCTATCATGCTGTGAACTGGAGAACTGGTGTTATCACTATTTCTAGCAACATTGCTCCGATTACTGGTTCGGCAATTAGCATTCGAGTTACCTACAGCTACGTGACTGATCCTCGAGATGGAGCTGCCCTTTGGGGTGGTGGTATCATCGGTTTGACTGATGGTCGAAACATCACGGGTGGCCAGACTAGCGTCGATGGTTTTGATGGTACGGCCCAGCGAATCACTCCCGCAACTGCCACTGGAAACTTTGGTGTTCCAGCTCAGCTTAACTTGGCTGATGTTGTTGGCTGCATGAGGTTGATGGTCAACTAAGAAAATTGATCTATGAAAGGGGCCTTCGGGCCCCTCTACTAGAAATGAGGAATTCTTTAAAATGAGTAAAAATCTAAGCAATTTAATTCAGGAAGCAACTGTAAAGTCAGTCGAACCTCGATTGCGTAAGTTTGCTGAGTCGAACAGCATTGACAATTGGTCGGAAAATCGGGAGGAAGTAGCTCAGAGTCTTAGAGAAGCTGAAGACTTTTACTATGCCCAATTTACAGGCCGAACCCTTGATGGCAAGGAAGTCAGTGATGTCCCATCGGTTAACTTTACGGAAGCGTTGAACACTTCGGACGTATCCATTGTTTTCCCCCGTGTTATTTCCCAAATCTTGCAAGAACCGGTTCAACCGAACCTTTTCTTACAGAACAGTGTTGCGGATGTTATCCGCCTTGCTGATGGCCAGCCCTCCTTGATTGAGTTCCCAACTGTTGGTGCACTCCAAGCATTTAGTATGGCTGAAGGTCAAGAGTATACAATGCAAACTCTTAACTTCCAACAGCATATGACCAGCATCAAAATTGGTAAAGTTGGTGTTGCAGCTGCTTTGACTGAAGAGATTGTTCGAGCTTCGATGTGGCCCTTGATTGAGCTCCATCTTCGCCAAATGTCTCAGGCTATTGATCGTCGAGTTGAAACTATCTTGTTCAAGGCAATGACTGAGCGCGCTCAGATTGTTTTTAACAACGAAAGCACAGATACTGCCTATCGAACTACGGGTAAGGCTCTCTCTGGTACTGGTACTGCATGGAACGGCTCCTTCAGCTACTATGACTTGGTGAAGATGTGTGGAGTTATGCTTCAGAATAAGTATGAAGCTACAGACTTCATGGCTCATCCCTTAATGTGGCCAGTTTTTGCTAATGACCCAATTCTTAGAGCTCAGTTCTATCATGGTGGTCAATTAGGTGCTGGTATCTGGACTCGAATGCCGCAGTACGATCAGTCTGCTGCCTTCCCGTTTGGAATTTCCTATGTTCCTTACTATGCTCTGCCTTTCACTGAAAACACTACCTTTACTGGTACTGCTGCAGGTACGGCTTTAGGAGCTGCTCCAATCGTTTCTGATCTCTACCTCATTGACAAGAAGAACAGCTTGTTCATGGCTACGAGAGGCGAAACGGAAATGGATCAGATGGACAACTGGTTCCGAGATGCCACGATGATGAAGGCTCGAAAGTATGTTGGAGTCAGCGCCAAAGACCAAGGTCGCGGTATGCTGGTTGCCAAGAATATTCGAGTTGTGCCCAATGAAGAGCCGATCTTCAATGTCCGCACAGTCACGACTTAATCCTCCCTTCGGTTAGTCAAATGCAAAGGCCCCAGCAATGGGGCCTTTTTACTTCCTCTACTTGGTATAAAGGATAATGGATAATCTATACTACCCCCAGATAACTAATTTTAGTCCATCGGTATTGGGGTCTGAAGCTTCGGACCTTAGACCTGACATTAGTATTGATTGGTCCACTGATATTCAGACTAGCCAATTCTCTACTGCTAGCACCAGAGCTGCTTTAGTCCAGCTAATTCAAAAAGATTTAGGTACAATTGTAGCTACAGATTATGTAAGCTACACTGCTGCTAATCGAAGACTTGTTATTAGACCTAGTGTTGATCTAGATAGAGGCAACACTTTTAAAGTTATTGTAAGTAAAGGAGTTCTCTCTACTGATGGGCGATCTTCTAAGAATAACTATCAATGGGAGTTTATTACTGCAGGAACATCAGTTTCCTCAATAGTACTCTTAGATCCTCCAAGTAATACTTTACATACAGTTTTTCCAACTCTATATTGGAATACTAGCACAACTACTGGAACAGTCTATTATGATGTTCAATTAGATGACAGATCTGACTTTGGTAGTCTTGATTATAGTATCACAACTACAGCAAGCTCTATAACCCCTGCAGGGTCCTTTAATAGTGAAACTACTTATTACTGGAGAGTACGAGCTCATACAGCTGTTGCAACCGGAGCATGGTCTGTCCCCAACTCTTTTTATTTTGGAACAGTTCAAGTAGCTCATTCTACATCTAATCAAACTTGGCTAGATTCCGATCCTTTTGGAGTAAGTGCAGTAGGTTTTACTAATGGGTTAAGTAATCAATTAGCTCATCCAACTATTTCAATATCTTTTACATCAACTCCAGCTAGTACTTATAGCTCTAACATAGCTGTATTAGCTTATTCTCAGTTACCTAGAAATGATACTTCAGCAAGTTATTATTCTTCAGCCATCTCAGGTAGTTGGGCTCTAAGTAATAAAACTCTTACATTTACGCCTGCAGAAGATATCAAAAAGAACACCAGATATGAACTTAGAGTTGCAGCTACTATGGAAAATACTCTTGGTGAAGTTTTAGGTGAAGAGTATAAGTATTATTGGACTGGAAGATATGAGCCTTATTATGTAAGTGATAGATTGATTAGATCTAGATTTTTAACAGCAGAGACTAACCTTCCTGATGATTTGATAAACTATTGGATTTATCAAGCATCTTTAGAAGCTAATTCTAGATATTATGGATTTATCCAACTTCCTAGTTATTATAGTTTTGTAGGAGATCAATTAACTGAGTCTATGGTTAGGGATCAGCCTGGACTTAGAAGCTTTGGGGTGCTTAAATGGACTGAGGCTGCTGCTTCTTATATGATGCTTAAAGCCATCTTAAATGATGAATTAAGAAATGTAGGTAGAAGTAGAAAAATTGGAGACTACTCTGAGTCTCTTAGTAAAGATTTTATAGATGCTATGAAACTTGCCTTTGACAAAGCTAAAGATGATCTTGATCAATGGGATAATTATCTTATTCCTTCTGATACGCCAAGATCAGTATCCAGGTCCTTTGATTGGAGCCCTGCTATGCAAGATTATGATCTATCTATTAACAGAGTTGAATCTCATAGAGATGACTGGTGGAGATTATATTAATGGATTGGGATCTTACTAGGGGAAGTTGGAAAGATTCAAAGCCTATTGGAAAACAGGCCGAAGATTTCATTTTAGAAAATTCTCAGTATGTACTCTATTTTAGAAAGGATTCTACTTTTCACTGTCCAGATCATTGGGATTTGGCAAGTAATAGTCCTAGATTTTTAGATATAGATTGTCAACAATGTTATGGTTTTGGAGTTAAAACCATAGCTCAAATAGTTCCAGCTAGATTAAGTTATGGACCGGGTTCAGTGTCTCATAGAAAAACTGATCAGACTACAGAGCCTGGATATATGGAGTATTTTACAACTATTGCTCATTTTCCCAGAGCTATTAAACCAGTCCTAGAAGATGTAGTTTGTGTCTGTGAGTGGAATAAGCATAGTCAACAACTTAATAAAGCAGCTAGACCTAAAATTTTAAGCATAACTTCAGCTTATCAAATTAAAACTACTAATGATTACTTTGAAAGAGAACTTGCTTACTATAGTTGTGGATTGGAGATTTATGATATTCAACTAGCTGCTATTAATAAAAATCTTCAAATCTTAACAAATTTAACCGTAGTTGACCCTAAATTCTCATGGCCTCAAAATTCCTTTTGGTAGGTTTGGCTTCTGACGGAGTTCAGAATCAAGTAGTATATCCTGCGTCTATGGCAGTGTTGGATGATCTTTTTGGAGGTACTTATATCCAAAGAGAAACTATAACTTCAAGTACCTCTAGTATAATTTTACACTATGAGCCCTTAAAAACTCCAAAAAATACTCTTGACTCGGTCAAAAATCAATTATTTAGGCCTCAATATTTAGATGGATATTACTACTTCGGTACAGTAGGAGGTACCGGATCTCCAGTATTAGATCTAGAATATAGTCCGTACTTAGCAAAAGAAGATTTAGTCTGTTTTGCTAAAAGATTTGCGGATATATCTGGAGAGATTCCATATGTTTGTAGAATTGGAGGTTCAACTGCTTCTAGGACTATAAATGATTGGCAATTCTATGCCCTATATGCTGGAAAGAAATATAATCTAGTTAATATAGCTATGACTTCTACTACTTTAGTCATATCTGGATTAGAACCTAATTATTCTACTAGAACTTATAGTGCCTCTGGGTCAGGTGGAATTGATGATATCAAAGCAGCTCTAGATAGGGACTATAGATTAGGTTTATCTCCAGTATCAGTTACCCAAGTAGGATCTGCCTTAATTCCTGGATCCTATAGTTTAACTGGAGGCCTAGATGGAAGCTTATCAGATTCTTCAATTGCAGACTTCATAGATAATGTTAGCATTCCTCCTGATGTTAGCCATGTAGTTTTTCTAAGGGCTATTAACCAAGAAGTAATGGATAACCTCATCCAATATTTGGAGCAATTTGCTACCCAACCACGGATGTTTTTATTTAATGCACCTAATTACTCTGGAGATATTGCTACCTGGGCCTATGATCAAACCTTAGATATTCCTAATAGACATGATCAAGTAGGTGCAGTGTTAGGTACAATTGAGACTCTATACTCTGGAAAACAGGTAACTAGATATGCAGTTGAAGGAGCTACTATAGGTCTAGCTAGTAAAACCTCTAGAAATCCTACTAATACTCCAGTTAATGCTTTAAGCTTCACCCCTCAATTATCAGAAACAGAGCTTAGCTCTACTAAAGGCTTTGGTTGGATGCCTTTGATGAGGTATATTAAAAATGATATTAGTGTATATCAAGGTGTAACTACAGCAAATAATAATACTTTCCTTTATTCTTGTAAAGTAGCTGAATTGGCTGCAGTAGTTTATAACCACTGCTCAGTTTACTATGGAGAAATCCTTCAAGAAGGACCTCATGCTAAGATAGCTCAAAATATTAAACAAGAAATTACTAGTAATATAGACTTTATTATACTTCAAGATGTTGAAGTCTATGTTAAAGGTGATAGTATGTATGTCTATGTAGATGCCTACTTACCTGGTGAAATTCTACAAATTACCTTTACTATAAAGAATAAATAAATGGCTGATACTATTAACTTAACGGACGATCCCAAGACTACAAGAGATACCCAAGCAAATATATCTCCTTATGATATATTTAAAAGATTATGGGCGTATCTAGAACCATACTTTGAAGCTAAATGGAAAATTCAGTTAACTCAGCAGTTTCCTAGAATAACTGTTGATGGACCTGTAATTGCTTGGAGAATATTAAGAAGAACTCCTGGTAAGGGTAATAATAAAGTTGTTCATGGAAAAGGAGCTAACTTTACTAAATTTGTTAAGTCTGAAGATGGAGTAATTTATGAAAACTACTCTCAATTTCAAACAATAATTTTTGAAGCTGTTATAGTTTGTATCTCTGCTGTTGAATGTGATGAAATTGCTTGGGCTTTCGAAAATGCTTTGATTCAAGCTTCAGGTTTAGTGCAAAGAGATATTGACGGATTCTCACTAACCTTCATGGAGCAGATTGGAGATACTAATATGTCTTGGCGAACCCAAGATGATTTAGTTGTTAGAACCTGTAGATTTGAAGCAGTTGTACCTATTACCTACACTAAACTCACTCCAGAAATTAATAGGGTTGATAAATATGATACTTCTGGGTATACCACTTTAACCCAGACTTATCGAAGAACTACAGATTCAACTACTTTCTATATTCCAAGCACAGCAGGCAGAGTAGTTAAGATTCATCAGTTGGCTCTATTTGATTCAGTTAATCAATATACGCCTCTATTAGATAAGGTGGATTATTTAATTAAAGAGGATGAAAATAAGATTGCCTTTATTGAATGGATCACCGACGGAAGAAATCCCGAAGTTGGGGAAGATTTTCAAATCAGATTCGACATCGCGGCCCATTTTGATGCTGGGCGGATTGATATTAGAAATAGGAGAATTTAAGGAGTAAAAATGCCATATCCTGGAAGTTATTTTACAACAATTGGCGGTAAGATTCAATCAATTCTGTCTGAGCCGACAACCGAAAGGTTGCTCATTATTGGGACTGCAGTTGATGGCCCTTTAAATAGGCCCACTAGAATTACGGACGCCCAGCAGGCCGAAAAGATTTTTGGGCCTGGAATTTACACTAAAGGATACAAAGATCCTATTACTGGTACCCTAAGTGGTGCTAATAATGGAGCTAGTATCCCCCGAGCTATCGGGCAAGCTATTGCTGCAGGCTGCTCAGACATCTATGTTGTTCGAGCAACTGGTACTTATGCAACTTTGCCAAGTGCTTTTAGCTCTAAATTGAGCTTGAAAGCTACTAATCCTGGAAGAATTTATAATGAAGTTGTAATGACTGTTGCAAATTCTTCGACGGGACTTGCAGTAACACTTACCCAACCTAGTCAAAAAGGTATTAGCTTTACTAGTTACTTTGCTTCATCTTTGACGGTAAGTGAAGTAATTGATCGGCTTAATGGTGATCGAAGAAATACCTGTCTTTACATTAATCGAGAAGCCTATCCAACATATTTGGTTAGTGCATGTACTACCATTGGCTCTGGAACAGCTACTTTAGCTGGTGGCACTAATGGCTGTCAAGCTCCAGGTGAAGACTATGCATCTAATCTTTATGGTTATGCAACTGCCCTCACTGCTACGGATACTGGAACTTTTGATACTTTGTTAGGGTTACGGTTCAGGTTTAATGTTGCAGTTATGACTGGACTTTATTTGGATGATCAAGTTGTAAGTGGTGGTTCTGCGACAAGCACTACTATTGCTACAGACTTTGTTCTGTTCTTGGATGCGTGTTCAACTGAGATTTCACCATGTCATGGTGTTATGGGTGTTAGACCTCCTAATCTTAGAGATGATACTGCTCTGATTAACTATATTAATAACAACCTATTGACTACTACTGCAGCTGCCTGGGATGCAACTCAAAAATGGAACTGTGCTGGTTACTTCCTGTATACTGGCTGGGTTCGAGCTGACCCCGTTGCAGGTACAGTTGACTTAGGTAAGTTACTCTCAGTTTGTGCTGGGCCTGAATGTGTATTCTCTAATAATGATATTGGTAGATTCACTGACAACTTCCATGTTGCATATGCAGCTATGCTGACAACTATGCCGCCTGAAAGAGCTCCAATCTTTAAAGCAATTCCTGGAGTTACCACTTATGGTAATGCACTTCCAGCTAAGTATTGCAATAAGTTGGTAGAAGGTGTTGGTTTTGATCAGAACAATGATATCTCTGGTAAGGGTGCCTATGTCTGCTTGACGAGAAATCCTAGAGATCCATTTGGTCCAATGGTTGTATTTGATGATTCTACAGTAGCAGCTAGAGATGATTACTTTAGAAATTACCAACTCATTCATCTTTGTAACTCTATTCATGGAGACCTTGATTATGCTTTGAGTAGCTTTATTGGTGGACCTGCCAGTACTGCAACTCTTGCTGCAATGGAATCTCAAGTTCAGAATATCTTAGATGGATATGTATCTTCAAATGCATTGCGTGGAGCAAGAGGTCAAGGCTATGACTTTAAGATTACCATGAGTGGAACGGATCAAGCCTTAGGTATTGTCCGAGTCTTCTTGGATCTATTCCCAGCTACGGCCATTCGAAAAATCTACTTTGTTGTTCAGGTAAAACAAAGTAACAACTAAGGAGCTATAAAAAATAATGTCTAATCCAAATCCATTTGCTCGATACGCCTATAGATCCCGAGATCAGTTCCTTGGTGAAACTGCAGACGCATATGATGCGGCTAATAATCTCCAAACCTTTACTGGTGGGGACCTTCAGGCTTATATCAATAACATCAAGGTTGGCAATCTTGAATCTTGTACTTGGTCTATTTCTGTTGAAGTTGTAGGCAACTATGTTATGGGCCGAAGAGATGCAGTAACCTATACAACTGGTAAAAGAGTTGTGGTTGGTTCCGTAGTCTTCAGCCAATATGATCGCCATGCCCTTTTGGAAGGAGTCTTTAATCTTAAAAAGATGAAGATGCGAACCATGGGTAATATGTGGGATTATATTTCTACTCAAGGTGGTGGAACTAATCAGGCTCAAGCATTGGCTCGAGAACGCTACACTTTGCTTGCTCCGCTTGGGGTAGGTGCTGCTGCTGGAGCAACGGCATACTCTAATGCAGAGCCTGCAGCTGGTAACATCTCCGCTAATACTGGCAATCAGCAAATGCGAGGCTTGTCTGGCACTGATTTTGATAATCAGCTTGCTGCCCAGCTTCGAGACACTGCAAGATTAGTTGGTTCTCAAAAGATCAATTATTCTGACCAGTTGCCTCCTTTTGACCTTACCCTTACAGGTGTAACTAAGAATGGTACTGCTGCTCGATGTGCAATCTTTGGAATGCAGATCACTCAAGAAACAGCTGGCTTTAGTCAGAATGATCTTGGCAACTCAGTTGGTATGAGCTTTGTTGCACTTGGTGTTGAACCATGGCGTCCAGTTGAGTTTGATGCTGCAGGAGTTGTTTCCTCAGTTATGACTGGCTCTCTTTAAAATCCATTAAATAAATGGCATTTCTTGATCAGGGCCAACCTTACCAGGTTGGCCCGAAAGAACAATCAGGTTACTATCAAAATCCTCTGGTAAAAGAAGCTACTCCAGAGGATCTTGAGTATTTAAAAAAGCAAAATAAAGTAAGAGAACATGCAGCCAAGCATAATCAATTTCAAGCTCTTACTGCTAATGATCCTAAGTATGGCAACTGGGATGCTTTTTCTTTTACCAATATCTTTGCCCAGATATTGCTTCCATTTTTAGCTCCCAAATATAATACAAAAGCATCTAAATCAACTACCACAGGTAGTTTAACTGAGCATTGGGGATCTACGGTAGAACTTCCTGGCCTAACTCTTATAGCTTTATCAGAACATAGAGATGTGTATCCAGTTGTAGGTTTTGGAAGAACTGGGATTAAATCTTTTACTACTGGTAATATTCTTCATGCTGGTACCTTAGGTTTCACTATTTTTGATGAGAATCCTTTTGCAAATGCTATAAGAGCCTATGCAGCTTGGCGAGGTGAAGAGCCTACTGCTGATCATGTTAATTTTACTAGCCCTACTGAACTTCCACCCTTTGACATCAATTTAATTTTCTTTAATGATAGGGGAGATGCGGCTGCTACCCAATTAATCAGGTCAGTAAAACTTATTGACTCATCTAAAAATATCTCTACTAATGATGTTCAATTAACTGATTCATATTCCTTTATGGCTGCATCAGTTAGTAATATTATTTCAATAAATAAATATGCTAGAGGTTTGAGTGGAGATAATGCTACTACAAATACCCCTAAGTCAAGAATAATAGCAGACCTAGAAAGGCTTACTGCTCCAAATGGTAATTCTACGTGGAACTCAAGTAGTCCAGTTCCTAGATCAGTGGCAGCCGATAATCAAAACACCCTAGATAGCTCTACTCAAGCAGCTTATGAAGCAGCCAACTGGACTGTAGGAAATACTACAGTTCAAAATGCTATTTATACAGTCTCAACCAGTCTAGCAAGCAGTGCTGGGACTATTAATAATACAGTAAGTGTAGTAACTCCTTATGGTACTGGGAATACCTTTACCTGGCAACCTAATTTAGGTATCTGGAAAACTGCGCAAGCCATAACTTTAAATGTCTCAGGCCAATTAAATACTTCAGTTGTTTGGACAGCTTCTGGGTCTGCTCCTTCTGGAGTTTCAATTGCAATGACTATTAAACCCAATGTAGTAATTGTTAATCCTCCTCCAGGCTTGAATATTAGCTATTCAATTTATGATTCTTATAGAAGCTCACCTTTTGCAGTCTATACTAAAAAGGTAAATGATTTTTATGGACCCTATAGAATTTATCCAGGCTCAGCTCCACACTTTGTTACGGTAACAGGGTCTGGTACAGTTGATACTGAAGCTGATTGGAACTCTTATACTTATACCGGCTCAGTTACCACAAGTGGCAATGCTTTTCAAATTCCCCAAAGCTATTACAATATTGAAATATCTTTGACTCCTACTCAAAACTTTGTGGATTCTATTAATCCCACAATAGTTTATATTGAAAATAAAATTACTTTAAGCTAATGGCTGCATATAATCCACTGTCAAGAAAATATGGAATTGGAGAAGATTGGAAACTAGTTGACCAATTTGGTTCAACCTATTGGTCTGGCCAAGATGTTGCAGTTTATGCTAATGATATTTTATTAGAAGATGCTCTTCAGATTAATTACCAAGTATCAGAACAAGTTAGGCCCTACTATGGTTATGCAAGCTACACAGCTCAAAAAATGTACCATGGTGCTAGAATTATTGCAGGAGAGTTATCTTTAAACTTTAAGAGAGATGGCTATATTTTCTCTTTACTAGATTATCTAACAAAATCTAATAAAGGAATTGGAAGAAATACTCCGCCTCAGCCTCAACAAACTTCTAATGTAGTTGGCAGACAGCCTTTACCTTTCTTAACCGATCAGGGTGAAGTATTAGCTGGAGATATTGAAAATCTTACTCCAGATCAAATTGCAGCTTTTGCTAAAAACATTAAAGCTGGACGAATGGCAGCTACTCAACAAATTTCAACACCTAATGGTTCTTATGAAGCTGTTGTTAAGACTAACCAAGGAGCTTTCCAAACTACAGAGTCTGGTTTTGATTTAACAATTGTTTATGGGGCAAATCTAGCCCAAACTAGAGCTTTACAGTTTCAAACTACTCAAGATTTTTATTCAGATGGGGCAGTAACTCAACCCTATAATTATGACAGCCAAAAATCAAATATCAATTGTACTGGAGTTAAATTAATTGGAGTATCTATTATGGGTCAAGCAAGAAGCCTAAATGATTCTGGCCAAGTCTATATTGAAACCTATAGTTTTCAAGCTAGAGATCTTCAAGTTTTAGAGATGAGTGAATTACTTGGATTACATCCTAATTCTAGTAAAACTAAATTAGCTAAAGAAATGAACCCAGAGAATACTTCCGTTAAGAGTAAATAAGAGTTTAGATATGCTTAAAAAAGGTAAAGTTAGTGAAGATACAATCAAAGAGTTAAAGGCTGCTTATAGCATTCCACTCTTTAAATGGACTAGTGGAGATAAGAAAGATGAAGCTGTTTTCAAGCAAATTGATTATGATCTATTAGCCAAAATTAGACATCTTGCAGCAGATAGTGAACAACATGGCCGCTCACTTCCAGTTAAGGAAGTAAATGAACTACTCTTTAAGCAATGTGTGCTTTGGCCCATTCTTTCTGAAGAGGAGATTGAGAATTTAGTTGTTGGAGCAATTCCTACAATTGTCAAAGATATTCAAGAGAAATCTGGCTTTATTGAAGTTGATATTTTAGGTAATCCCTTAGGTCCTGATCTCCATGTCAGTGTCTTAAATGATTTTGCTTATTGGGGTGATATCTCTGAAGCTGATACTGAGACCTTAAAGAGTGAAAGTTCTTTCCAGCTTTTTAGAGTTAGAGTTGGAAGATGGGTTTTTGCACTTAGACCAATGACTAGAATTGATCTTAAATTGGCTGCTACAGCTGATGATGATGTTTTATCTTTAGTTAAAAGTGTTACAATGTGGCCAAAAGAAATTGACTGGAATCTACTTCCTACGGGAGTTGTAGTTAAACTTTCAGAAACCGCAAATAGAATTTCTGGTTGGGCCTCGGAAACAGATGTTGAAGAACTCTAAGGTGAATTAATGTGCAACTGGATCCTAATTTTAGATGGTTTAAGTTAAAAGCAATTGATAACAAACTTAAAGAATGTTATTACATTTTCAGAGGAATTACTACTAAAGAATTAAGAATAGCAGGCACTAAATCTGATAAGTTTGCAGCTGAGGAGTACATTCTCAGCTGCTCTGTTTTGGGTGAATATGATTGGGAGAATATGCTTGCTGGAGTTACTAATACTCTACTTGCAGAGATCTATAAAATCTCAGGTTTGACCGAAGAGTCTTTAACTTTTACAATTGCAGCAGATTGGATTAGTAGTGAAACTGGAGCTTTAGAGGCAGCTGCTGTTTCAATGATCTCTGGGTTAACTTTAGAACAATTAGATAACTGTTGTCCTACTAACTATGCTAAGTATCTACTAATGGGTAAATATCAATTTGAGAATATGTATAAAATTCCCATTGAAGAAGCTTTTGGAATTAATACTGGTTCTTCTAGAACATCTACTAGTGAAACTGTTATTGCTCAAGATGCCCTAGGTAGAGATGTTGCTAAACAGTCTAGAACTACTTTTGAATGGAAGCAAGGCCAAACTATTGAAATTGCTCCTCAACCTGGTGAGATTATTTTAGATCCTGAATTCTGATGCATCTTTTTGGCAGTCCCTATCATCGAGATAAAGATGGTTTTGTAAGTAAAGCTTTTGGCCTTGCAAAACTTGGGGCAATTGTTACTGCTGGAATTGTAGCTAAGCCTTATCTAGGTTCTTTTTTAGCTGCTGGGTCTGAAAGATTTGTAAGTAAATTTGCAGATGCCATTGAAGGTGCATCCCAAATTGCAGATTTCTTTGATAGAGGTGAAGCTCTTAAACCTAGGTCTTCAGAGGGGAACTTCATTAGAAGAATGTTCCAACTTGGTGGAAAAAACCAAAATGCTAGAAATGCATTTATGCCCACCTTAGATAGCGAAGCTATAGCCGGATCAGAAGTAGCTGAGGGTATTCAGACTGTCTTTGCATCTGCTTCAGTAGCTAGAGCCAGAACTTCGGCATTCATGGATGCCTTGGTAGATGGGCATGTACTAAGTGGAGATTTAAGTGAAGGGTCTACAGCTAGAAGGATCTTAGCTGGTAGATTAGGCTTTGTAGGTAAAGCCCAAGAGGTATCAGACTTTAGAAAAATTACAACCTCTAGTGCTATGGCTCAGTTTAGAGCTACAGCCGAAGAGCTGGGTATTACTTTTAAGCCAGGGTTTGCAGAGAATCAAAGAGATATTTTTAGTAATATTCTTAGAGATCATGTAGGCCCAATTCAGCCCCACAGACCAGGCATTAATGCAGCCATTCATACTGGTCAAAATGCTGAAACCATTGCTAATGCCATGATTGGGCACATGGATGCAATGAAGGAGAAAACTGATCTGTCTAGAAGACTGTTTTATCCTAAATCTAAAGAACTCACAATTGGAGATCTTGAAAAAGCAGCTAAAGATAAACAAGGGCCAATTTACAAACAACTAGAACACTATTTAGGTAGTACTAGACAAAGTAATACAACTGGAGATAGCCATCTCGAAGAAGCTTTAAACTCTATTAAAGGAGATATGGAGAAGCTCTTTTCACCTACCGTGGAAGGAGTTGGCCAGACTCATCCAGAACTAGATAGAGTTCTTGCTAGATGGCGGCAATCTAGAAGTGGTTATATTGTAACTAGAGAAGGGAAAGTTGTTAATCTTACCCAACAATCTAATATTAGAAAAGGGTTATCTGAGTATATAACTTCAGATTCAGGGCTAGGTTTACAAATCCCAATTTTTCCTGGATTGATGGATGTTCCAGTTGGAATTTTTAAATTTGCAAAGCCAGATGCTCAAACTGTAAAGCGTTTAGGAATGCTTACTGAGCTTCCAGAATTGATGCGCCATAGAGAACTAGGCCAACTCTATGCTAAAGATACTCAAACCCAAGCTTTAGCTTTAGGCGATAGATTACTTACTCTTTCGGGAGGGGAATTAGTTGATCACTCCAATAAGTACCGAGTATCAGCAACAAGAACTAAAGGTATTCATTCTTCAGGTGCAGCTAGAAGACTTAGAGATGTTAGAAGCTCAACTGCCGAGTACACTTTAGATGATGCAATGCACTTCAAACCTAATGCAGGGCATGCTTGGTTTGATACTTTAGCTTATAATAATATTGATAGCCTTGGGGAAGTTGTATATAATCCTCATCAAAGTTCCTTTGGTATTAACTCAACTAAAGCAGCTAAACCATTTTTAAATAGACTTTATGGCTCCAACCTAGGAAAAGTGGATGTAGAAAAACTTCCTCCTGGTCAGCTATTAGCCTATCTCTTAAAAGACAACAATTGGGCAAACCTTGCAGAAGGAGAATCAGCTAACCCAGCTTTACTTGGGCATGCTTTACAGCATATAATTCATCAAGCAGCCTCAGCACCTAACTCAATGGGTTTCTTAAAAACTCTTAATATGAGTTCTGCTAGAGGAAAATGGCTTAACCCGTTGCTTAAATTAAGCGAGGATCCAGAAGCTTTTGCAGAGTACCTTCAAGCAGGGCATTTGCCAGCTATCCATGATTTAATTGGAGAAGCTCTTAAAGATGGTAAAATTCCAGATCATGCTTTAATTGATAGTGAATTGTTTGGCGGGATGAATAGAAAACTCCAACCTCATCTCTTTAGGGCATTTACATCTGTTAGTGATGATGTTGGACTACTCTATGGAGTCTCTGGAAAAGAAGGTGGGGCTGCTGCAGTATTCAAGAATAAATGGTTTGGAAAATCCAATATTGGAAAAGCCATGGGGAATTTCCAAAAAGGTTTGCTAGGTGAATACTTAGCTCAAACATCTATTGATGATCTTGGCGGTAAAGAACCTTTAGAAAAACTTTTACTAGCAGCTAGAGGAGCTATTACTGGAGATGGTAAAGAAGACAATCTAATATCTTTGTTGAAAGGCACTGAATTAGGTAAGAAACTTGGCATAGGGTCTAGAACTGGCTATCAAACTAGTGAGATAGTTGATATGATTCATAGTGTTGTCCACCAAGAATCCTCTGAAATAGGCGGGGTGATAACTACTAAGGATGTTATTCATGAAAGAAAAATGGGTGAGTTAGCCATTGCTCTTAATGAACAAAAAAGACTTCTTGGAATAGCAAAAACAGATGTTTTTGGTAGAGCTAAAATTACCGAGCAATATGCTCTAGCTGTTGATTCTTTAGACATTAATACCTCTAGAAAAAATGCTTTGTTAGCTCAAATGGCTAATGATGCCCATTTAACTGGAGTTCTTCAAGATAGATTTAGATTTGGCCATCCTTGGACTCCAGAAATGGAAGCTATGGATCCATTAAATTCTTCCTCTTGGCATGCTACTTTAAGTACAGGCCCAGGCCTTCAAGATTTTATTAATGATCCTTTAGGTACTTTTGCCCACACTGCTTTAGATGGATTTGGAGCTAAAGAATTCTTTAGTAGTTTAATTGATCCTTCTAGACCTTTAGGACCCTTAGCTAGCACCATTCAGATTCTTGCTTCAATGCCGCAAGAGATAGCTGAGAAAGTAGGCTTGGGATTAACAGCTCAAGATAGAGTTACTACTTTAAGAACTGTTGCAAGTTTCTATGGCAAGAGAATTCTACCAATAGTAGGAGCTCATTATGCTTACCGAGGCCTAAACCATGGACTTCATGCAGCTGGCTTAAATGGAATTGATGATCTTGGTGCAAATCTATTTGCTAATGTAAATCTACTAGGAGCAAGATTAAAAGATCTTGCTGGGATGACTGAATTTAATCAATCTTTGGTTAATAGAATTCCTGGATTAGATCAATACTTCTCACCTAGATCAGAAGATGAGTATAGAGATCATCTTTATTATGGTGAAGAAGAAGTTAGAGAAGGCAGACTTTGGTTCTTTGGTTCAAGATCACCAGCTACTGGTGGAAGAATTAAATATGTAAGACCTTCATTCTATAGAAGATGGAAGTCTCATTGGATGGATGATGATCTATCTGATTCTTGGGACCCTGAATCACCTTATAATCAAAATGCAAAATCAAAAAGAAGATTGATAGACAATCCTAACTCCCTTACAATTAACTCAGGGGGAGCTGGAGGATATACTTCAATTGGAGAATTTGGATTTGGCTTACCTACTTCCCTAGGTGGGGGTGGAGATAACATGCAATTTGGTTCTTATGAATCTTTGCATGGTGGAACTGGCTCTCAAGGTGGGGGTGGAGGCAGAGGAGTTGGGGGACCAGCAGGAGTTCATATTCCTGGAGAACACCTAATTGGTGGAGGTGGTGGAGATGCTATTTCAATTGGCTACAATAGAGGCTATATTGATGCAAATGGCTTTGACCCACTGGCTTTTGTAAAAGCTCCAATTAGAGCCCTAAAAAGAATGAGCGGCTTATATGGGGCTGCTATTTCTAGACTTCCTGGATATCCTGGAGATGGTAATCACTTTAACAATCAAGATCCTAATGCAGGCCATTCCTTCAGGAGAACAATGTTCCTTGGAGACTATGGTGAATTAGGTACCTTAAATATTGGGGAATTCTTTAGGAGATTTGTAGGAGCAGACAATCAAGCTTTAGATGCTCCAAGTCAATTAACTAATAACATGCCTGGCTGGATGGGTGATAAGTTTGCTACAGGTAACCCATACCTTAGAACCCCTGGAATTGGGGAATTAAACTTACCTGGGCCAGCATATGAAAGAGCCAATCCTTGGGTTAAAAATCTTAGGGTAAGAGGTTCTTCAGTAGGCTACTCTGAAGAAGAGCTTATTAGAAAATGGCTCAACCCAATGGAGCCTTTGGATGGAGCCGATGCAGATGATATTGTAGCATTTGGATGTGTAGATACTGAAACAGAAATTCTCACTAAAGAAGGTTGGAAAGTTTTAGGTCAATTTAAAGAAGGAGATTTAATTTTAACTTTAAACCATGAGACCGGCCTTACTGAATGGCATCCTATTGAGTATATTAATAAATATTGGGTTGGTGGAAGAGATCTTATCTCTATTGAGACTCAATATCATTCTTCTTTAACTACTCCAAATCATAAATGGCCTGTAATAAAGCAGTACCAAAAAAGGACAAATAATCTTGGAGAGAGCTTCCCTGAAAGGTGGGAACGAGAATGGACCACATCAGATAAACTTACGTCTGCTTTAAATCATATTATACTAAGTGCAAAATATTCTGATTTTCCTACTATGGAAACGTACTCAGATGACTTTGTAAAACTATTGGCTTGGTATTGGACAGAGGGCGCAACACAAAATGGATTGATCTCAATATGCCAATCTAAAAAAGTTAACATGCCGTATGTTGAAGAAATTAGAGCTATATTAGAAAATTTATTTGGACCACAAACACCAAATATGAAAATTGCTAATCCTAATAAACTTGCAATGTGGGCAGAATATGATCAAGACCTGGAAAAAGCAACATTCAGATTAAATGTACATGCATCAAAAAGTATTATTGAGTTAGCTCCCAATAAAATTATTTCACTAGATTTTATTTATAGCCTAACTGAGGCTCAACTTAATATTTTTATTGAAACATCAATTAAAGCTGATGGGAAGCGATCTTACACAATCGGCCAATCAGATCCTAATAGATTAAAAGCTATTGAGCTAGCCTGTTTATTATTAGGTAAAAGCATTAATAGATATGAAAGTGAATGGATTTATAGATATAAAGACAATGAGCGAATTGCTAAAGAATACATACTATCCTTTCCAGATAGAGAACTGTTAGGCTTTAGAAGAATTAGAGAAAAAGTTACTAAAAAATTTTATAAAGGCACAGTGTGGTGCCCAACCGTTAAAAATGCAACTTGGTGTGCTAGAAGAAAAGGAAAAGTTTTCTATACCGGCAACTCAACAGTCCACCTTAATATCCAAAGGCAAATGAGTAAGTATGGTATTCTAGTTGGAGCTGAAACTTCAGTTTATGATGAAGAACATAATATCTCAGGTACAATTGATGCTATCACCAGAGGTCCTAATGGCTATGAGCTTTTAGATATTAAAACCCAAGGCTCTAAATCTTGGGGAACTACTCCTGAAAAATATATTGATCAAATTACAGCATACATGGCTATTACTGGGATTAAACAGGGTCACTTAGTATTTGTTAACAGAGATGACCCTTCTCAGATCAGAGTAGAAAACTATGCTTTTGATCCAGCAAGATGGAGAGGAATTACAGATCGAATTGATCGGGCTAGAGCTGCTGTCAATCAAATGGTAGAAAAAGGAACTATTTCTCCATATGAAACTTATGATCTCTTAACTAGGATTGATATTCTTTCTAAGGTTGCACCTGGCTCACCTGAGTATCGAAAAGCTGTTCAATTTGCAGAAGAATCTGGAGGATTTGGTGGATTTGAAAAAGATAGATTTGAAGAAGCCAAAAGAAGAGCTAAGAGACTAAGCCAAACTTCTAGGACCTATCCATATAGATATGGGGTTCCTACTGAGTCCCAAAGTCTATTTATTGAAGATATTGGACCCAATGGAGAGATCATAACTGAGATGGGTACGGTTAAACTTGCTGGAGTTAAGTTTGACAAACAAGCCTTTATTAATGAGGACCCTGAGTCGGTATTAGCTAAATATGGAATTGTTCCAGGAAGAATGACTAATATGACCTTTGTAGAAGGTCAATTTAATCCAGACACAATGGCTGATACTTCTACAGATGTTATAATTGGAAATGCGAATAGAAAACTAATTAAAGCTGGAATAGGTCATCCAGATCTTGATGCTAAAAATCCCCTAGCCTATAAAGTTCTCTATGGAGATTCTTTTATGGGCAAGATGGCTGAGAAGCTTTTACATAGTGATAATATAATCTCAAATAAGTTCCTCAGAGTACGTTCACCCCTGGAACAATTTGAAAGAGGAGAAGTTTATGGAATTGATCATGCAGATTGGAATGATCCAATTGGAACTATTATTGAGCCGACAATAAGCTCAATGGCCCATAAAAATCCAATTACTGCCTCTCTGCAGACTGCTTTTATAGCTTCCCTATTCTTTGGAACTACTAAAGGCAAATTGGTTGGCTCTGGTACAGGAGCTATAGTTGGCCTAACTGCTTCATTAGCTGCTAAAGCTTTTGATTTATTTACAGGTAAGACTTGGACTCCGTCTAGGTACAATAAGCAAACTGAATTTGATGAGTACTGGGACACTCTAGAATTTGTAAAATATAGTACCATTGCTGAAGCTGCTAAGCATAAAGCTAAGAAAGAAGAAGGTACGGATATTGATGCACTGGAGAGCTCTGATGACCGAGAGGCTGTTGCACTGGGACCTTGGGGCACAATGGCTGTATGGGCCAACAGGAAGGCAAGAAATACCATGTACGGCTACGATGAGAACACTGGTAGCCTACAGAGTGCTCTTTCTGTAATTCCAGGAAGACATCAACAGATTGCGGAAGAAATAATTAATACTGGCTCTCTGTCAGAGAAGAGAAAGTTTTATAACATGCTTCCGGATTCGGAGAAGAGAGTTTTAGGTAAATTCTTAAATGCAGATGAAGTACCTAATAAACCAAATTTAACAGCTTATTTTAAACAACACTATTTACCTGATTCTAATTGGCAAGGCTGGAATGCAAGAACAAATGATGAAGATCTTAAGGCTCGAGCTGCAGCTAATGAGGAATTAATTATAGAAAGGCCTACCAGATCTAGAATTGAAAAGGCTAGAGCTTACACTGGAGATGTTCCAATTCCAAGAATGGATCATCCAACCTATGCTTGGGTTAATGCTAGAATTCAAAGTATCATTAGAGATGGAGGTTTACATGGAGTAACAGCTGAAGCTTCCTTTACACCTAGTGATTATAGCAGTGTAAATGTTGATATGGATTTATTTGAGGACCAAACTCCTCAATTAATGGAAAAAATTAGAAGAAGTATGTAATATTTATTTCTAAAAGAGAGTATAGATAGATAGATAAGGATGAAGTACGGCAATATTAATCGAGGTATGATTGATCTTACAAAAGATCTGGAAGCTTTAAAAGATCAGCTAGAAAAGAAATTGATTGATCAAGAATTCTATGAAAAGCAACTTAAGAATCTTGATAAAATGAAGATGACTTTTATTTTAGCTACTAATGGAGGGTATTCTGCTCCTACTAGAAATAAAGGTAGAAAAGCTGCAAAGATTGCAGAGCTCAGAGAAAAGGCAGCTATTGAAAGAGTTCGAGATTTTGTTAAAAAGCAAGACTCAGTTAGAGAAGCTCTACCGACTGAGCCTGAAGCATAAATTTTGTTTGTTAGTTAGTTAACTGGGCCCCTACAAATGTAGGGGCTTTTTAGTTTATTGACTCTACTTGAGTACATCTAAAATATGGCTATTCATCATCTCGGAGGGCTTTCAAATCATATTGGATCCACCTTCAGAGAAAATAAATCCAGAGCTGACTACATTCTTCAGTCAGTTATTACTCTAGCTGAAGGCTTGGGTGTTACAGCTTTTATGATTAACCTGTACACTCAAAAACTGTCTCAATTCCATATTGAATCTTTAGTTCAATTTGAGCAAGAATTTTTACATATTAAAAATAATTATGATCAATTAACTCCGGAACAAGTTTCTAATAAAGTTATTAGTAATCTTACTGAAGCTTTACAAGGTAATAAAAAAATCTTAAACGAATTAGTATCAGATACATCAGATGTACCAAATACTTCAAATCTTCTAAGAGACCTTATTAACTTAGTTGGGAATACTAAAGATACTATGCCTGAAAAGGTTATGACTATAGCTAAAGCCTTGACCGTACCTGGGCCAGCTGTTCCTAGTAAAGAAACTATTTTAGAAGTTATTTCTGAATTGAATACAGATGGATCTTATCAGCCTGAACATTTAGAGACTTTTGCTGAAGAGCTTCATAATGCGATATTTTCTGCGGCTAAAAGTAGTGTGGGAAATGGACCTATGGGCACTATGGGTGCCCCTGAACTAAGAGGACTTTTTACAGGTAACCAAGGTCAAGATTATAAACTTCTAGAAAGACAAATAGGAAAGAGAGGTGAAGATTTTGATCCTACTTGGCAAGAAAATAGGTTAATTGATAGGATTATAAAGAATCCAATTAAGTTCCAAAAAGAAATTGAACATAGAGGCATGGAAGATTTTGTAGCTGGGATAACCTCAGCTCCTGGAACTTCTGACTCTGAAGTTTCTAGAATGGTTGAACGGGTTTTAGGAACAACTTCAGGCGTGCCAGGATTACTTGATGTAGCTAGAACTGGAGATAATAAAGCCAATGCAACCTTTGCCAGAGCCTCTTTTAATCAAAGAATGATTAAAAGTATTAAAAGATTAAATGAATCTGGTAAAATTGATAGCAATCTTAGAGGATTGTTTAATCACTTAATTGATCATCCTGATCCTACAGTCCACCGATGGATTAGTAAAGTCATAAATAATGATAAAAGTATCTACTCTTGGGCTAGAAATACCTATAGCAAACAGACTGCTAAAACTGAGCAGCCATGGGGTCGAATGGGTATTAAGAGAGATCTAACTGCTTTTAACCAAGCTGCCCAAAAAGGGGCCTTTGATTCAGATTTAATAGTCATGGACCCTACTACTTTTTTTGATGAATTGGTAGGAACTAATGAAGTTGAATATTCTCTAGGAACAGGTAAGGGAGTTAGAAAGGTCTCTTCTAGAGTAGATGCTGATTTGAGAAAGTCTTTTCTCAAAAAGATGGGTAAAGAAAATCAGTATATAGCTATGCGTGGAGCTGACTATGCTAAAATAAAAGAACTCCAATCAAATCCTCAAATTGGAAAAGCAATTTTAAATTTAGATGATGTATTAGCTCAAACTAAAGCCCATGTTGAAGGCCTAGAGTCTCAACATATGAAAAGACTGCTTGATGATTTTGCTACTCCAGGAAGACTAGGCAAAGTTACTTCTGGGGGCCTTGCAGTTTATAAGACTGAAACTAGTAGAAGTACTTTTCTTGACACCTCAACTCAACCTTTAAAATCTGGAAATCAAAAGTTTTATATGGCCCATCTTGAAAATAATTATGAGAAAGTACTTATTGCAAGATCAGCTCAAGAAATTGAAGAAGCTTTAAAAGCTGGAGGATATTCTAGAGAAGGTCTCCAGGCTGAGTATGCCTCCTTGAAAGTATTCCAAACTTCTAATCCAAATACTATTAAAAAGTTTGATAAAGGTGGGGTTTATAATCTTGCAGATGAGAAGTTAGCTTTTGCTCCTCAAGATTATGTAATTGAAAAAGATATTTTGGCCCACCCATCGGTGGATTTTAGATATAAATCTAATATAGATTCAATGGCTCTAACCCAAGAATCTACTTTAGTTAAGAGGGTTGATGTTCAAGAACAATATATATCTGCAGCCAAGAAAGGTAAAGAGGCTGGGCAACTTGCATTTGCACATTTAAAATCTATTGGAAAAGAAGTTCCAATTGCTACAGACTTTCATAGTGGAGTTGATCATCAAATTGAATTAGCTCAAAGATTTCTTAAGGAAGGTGGAATCTCATTTGATACAGAATTTACTACTAATGCAGAAACAGGCTTTAGAACTATTACAGAATTAGGTGCTAGAAAAGTAACCGGTTCTTTTAGTGCTGGAGAAATAGTATCTGCTATTAAGAAAGGTCACTATGAACCTCAACAACAGGCTGAATTTTTAAGATCCTTTGCTAAAAGTATTAAGGGCAAAATTATCATGAGTCAAACTGGAGTTGACTTAGAAGTCATGTTGGCTACAGCTAGAGATCTTCAGAATAGAGGAATTGATATGTTTGAAACTATTGAAATCCTCAACGCTGCTGATCAGAACTATTTAGATCAGACTGTGCTTCTTCAAGTTGCTGGATTAGAAGGTTCAGTTGCACTTGATAACTTAGCACTTCAATCTGGAAGCTATCTAACCAGAGGTGCTCACTCTGCTGTAGATGACGTTAACTTTGGAATTAAGATTTTAAAACAACACAGAGCAGCCATTGCTGCTAATATTGAAGGCCTCCAAACTACTAATTATGGTACAGGCTATATTTATGATAACTATAGTATGAGTCCACATTATGGAGGAGTCTCAAGGTTAGTTGGTTCTACAGATCACCTTGATGATGGGAGAATAATAACTAGAGCTGTATTTGAACATCAAACACCTATCTTTGACGCAGAAGGCAAAGCTATTGGCTACACTCCTGGAACTCATTCAATAGTTGAATCTGATCCTAGAACTATAAGAGCTATGGCTGGTAGATCTTTAGATGATAGCTTTAATAAAGAAGTATTTGATAGTGCTACTTATGAAAGACAAGCCCGTCAAGTACGACAATTTAATCCTTTAACTAAAACATTTAGGGATGCAACTGGAAAACTTCCAGGAAGCTATGAACTTGCAGCCGAAGGTACTTCTGGACACTATCTTATTGCTGGAGCTAGGCATCGGGCAATCCAACATTTTGATGAAATTGAAGCTCAATTAGGCTCTGAAACAGATATTTTTGTAAGGGCTGCTGAAGCAAAGAGAATAGCTGAAGAACTTTTTGATGACCAGATAGCTCCTAAAATTACTTATGGACCAGCTTTACCTAGACTCAAAACTTTGTTCTCCCATGAGATTGAAACTATGGCTACAAATAGCCAATATGCAGGAGATCTTCAACAAGGTTTATATAGCCAAGTAGCTAATTCAGTTTTTGGCAAAATGATGGGCACAGTTTATGAGTCTAAAGATCCTATAGCTAGAATGAATAGCTTAACTTTAGGCTATTCAGCTATCCATCAAATGCTTCTAGAGAAAGCTGGATTTACAGGGGCCCATAAGTTTGATGCTCCTAGAATTTCTGTAGGATTTGGAGATCGGGCTAGAGTAAGTATTCAGCTAAATTCAGATATGGGTGTAAAGATGCCTGTTCAATTAGCTACTTTAGCTGGAGAAGTTGCAACTTATGCAGTACTAGAAGAAGATAATATAGGTCCAGCTAATAGGGCTTTATTAGCTGGTTTTCAAGAAGCTCATGGTCAGATGGGACAAGCTAAGTATGAAAACTTTATGGGCTTAATGCGGCAACATTCTAATGACCGTAAGCTGGGAAAAGATTTAAATTTGTGGAAAACAGAAATGCAAGGAATCATTCATGAAACTTCTCCCAATCAAGAGATTGCAGAAGGGCTAAGAATGCTTCAAAAGTCAAATCTATTTAAAAATGCATTGATTACTGGACTTCAAGATAACGGTGGAGAAGTAGGCCCACTTATTGAATCACTTAGAGGTATGAAAAACTTCTCTCCAGAAGAAGCTACGCAATTAATCTATAATCATCTGAAGGATCCAGAAGTTTTAGAGTCAATGCGAACCCAAGCTAACTTTCAACATGTTGAAATGCTGGCTCAACTAACTCCCCATGAAGTTAGAAAAGCCATCCATTGGGCTAATAATATCTATAGCGATGTTAATGGGCTAGAGGCAAAAGGCCTGTTGCCTAGAGATGTTGCAGATGGTAAAGCTCTAATAGATAGATTAGTAGATACTTTACATGAGCAAACCTGGGCTGATGATAATCCTTTTAAGGGTAACTATCCTGAGACTCTTAATAATATTTTGAAAGGTACTGGAATTAAAGATGCCCATGAGGCTGTAACTGAAGCTACTAAAGCTGGATTCCAGGCTGTTGGAAAAGAAGTTATTCCAGAACAGTTGCATAGAGGTGTAAATGCAGCTGGCCAAAGTGCCCCATCTACTTTCTTAGGTACTGAGAGGGAGGCTATTCATACTGCTGCTATGATGAAAGCTATTTCAAAAGTGGTGCCTCCAATGGCTGCTTTAGGTGGAATAGCTGCCTTAATGGCTGCCCACAATCCTGCAGAACCTGAATTGCGGCAGGGTAGATTATCTAATAATTTAAAAAATAGTGTAGCTAAAAACTCAGAGATTCCAGGTAATCCAGAAGGTGGCCAGAGAATTTGGTATGGTGAAATTACACCCTTTATGTTGAATATATCTTTTAAGGGTTTTGTCAAAGATAAAAAACAACAAGAATTCCTGCTCAGAGAAACCTACAATGCTGTATCTCAGAAAATGGAAATAACCAATCAAGATACTTTTATTCAAGATAAAAGACAAAAAGATTTAGGCATTACTGCTAGAGATGTTCTTAGAAGAAATCTATAATGGATAATATTATTGGAAGTATACTATCTAGAAATAAAGCTGTAACTAGTGCTGGAATTGCCGCTGTTGCACTAATGATTGCAGGAACTAAATTGAAACATTCTGGCCAGCATAGAGGTAGAGTTTCTAGAAGAAGAAAAGGTTCCCATGGAGATGAATATCTATTAGCGCAAGTAGGTGCAGGATTAGCTGGGATGGCAGGTTCTATTAGAGGTAATGGAACTAAGACATATTTTGGAGCTTCAATTGCAATGGGCGTGGCAGCTGATACTAGAAGAGGGCAAACAACAAGTTCAGCTATCTTAACTAATAGTATTGCTGGGGCTGCTGGCTTAGCTGCTAAAGTGGCAGTTGACAATGGAGGAGCTAAAGCAATGCAATCTTTTGCTTCTTTCTTGACTAGCTTCAAGTGGGGCGAAGAAACTGTAAAAGGATTTAATAGTTTGGTTGAAGGTAATCCTAGGTTGGCCTCTATTTTATCACAACATAATTTTGCTTTTGCTGCTGCGGCTTTAACTATTCCTTTAGCTCATACATTTGCTCAAAGGAAGTTAGCAAGACAAAGTGGAAGAGGTAGAAGAGGTCAAGATGTTATGGCTACAATCCAAGCTACTAATCCTGCTGGCAGACCAACTCCCCAACAACAGGGAGATGTAGCTATGCCTCAAAGACCTCCAACAACTTTTAAAGCAACTGGCCAAGTACGCAGTCACTTTAATCCATCCTTAAACGGCCTACTCTAAATGCCTGATATCAATAATACTCTAACTGGACTAATCACTGAAGTAAAACATGTTTACTCAGATGCGGTAGCTATAACCTTAACCTTCACAGTTGAGATAGAAAAAAAGATCTATTTAGCTCAAGTACGAACCAGTAAAAGTGATCCTAGACTTCAAACTGTATTTGGCAGTAGAGCTGCATTTGCTGATTTTATAAATGCTACAGATTATTTATATAAAATTGCTAATAGCCAGATTAGAATTGATTTTAGTTTTGATCCTAAAAATACAGTTATCCAGCCTAACTCACCTACCTATATTACGGTAACTAAATGGCAAGTAAGTCAAAGATTGTTTGGGCCTTCTAAAGAGTCAACTCCTAAGACAGAAAATCTTACAGAATTAGTTGAGCCTGGATTTAGGCCTTTAAGAGTTCCTTTTGATCCATACATTGTAGATGGGGATAAAGTTTTAGACCGGACTAAGACTAGAATTGGCTATGCAGTTTTTGATAATCCAATTAATTATTTAAGCTATACTAGAAACTCACAAATTGATCAAGTTCCAATGCTTAGAGATAGTGGTACTATCAAAAAAGGAACTGGAAAGGCCTATGAAAGCTACTCAATTTCTTACATGGCTAATGGCCCAGAAGAGATTAGAAAATCGGTTGCAGATGTTTTTGAACAAATAGGACTCCAACCTTTTCTTACAGTTGAGGGTGGTCCATTTGGTACAGGTTGGGATGATGGAGATATTCCCCATAGAGCTATTGCTGTTAGGAATTTCTCAGTAGCTACTGTAGAAGGTTTACCTAATACTCTTCAAGTTAGTATTAATTTTGATCCATTTAATTGGGAATGGTATGTTCCACCTGCTGATGAAGCATCAGTTGATTATAAAGCTAGCTACACTTCAGTAGCTAGAAAAGATCTTGGCAATGCCAGATGTCAAATGGATGATTTTATCTGCTGGCCTTTGATGAAGATCTGGGGAAAAACCAGACAAAGGTCTAGATTTGAAGACAAGAAATTTGATGGAGTATTAGAATTTGCTTTTCCAGATGATAGAACTGGTAAATTAATTGATGAGTTATTAACGCTTAGAAGAGATGCCAACCCAGCTCTAGAAGATCTCAATGCTCTTAATACTTTAAGATTTGGTTTACTTAATCAAGACAATACTAAATTAACTTCTAGAAATGCCAAAGAGATTATTCTTACGGGTAATGCAGCTAGAGGTACTAGAGTCTTTATTTTGAAACTAGATCAAGCTAGCATTGCTAAGGCTATGTTTGGGCTTACTACACAAGCTACTGGAACAGCTAAGTTTGATGCTAATATGTCTTCTTTTGAAGGCTTAGTAGAGTGGAGTAAACTAGCTAGTTATAATTTTATTGATGATCAAGGGAACTTTTTATCTCAATCTGGTTATCTTGATGTTAAATATGTAACTAAGACATTTGGAGTGGGTAGACCTGCAACTCAAATTCCAATCTTAAGTGATTTACCTATTTTAGATATTACTAAAGAAGATATTTCTGATGCTGGAGGAAGCTTAGCAGAAGCTATAGCTAGACAAACTAGAGTTAAATACTTGGGTGAAGAATTTAGAGTTACACCTCCACCTCCTAGTGATCCCCAATACAATTATTATATTAGTACTGTTCTTCCTGAACTTCAAGCTAGACAAAATGAACCTCAAATCTATTATGGTTTCTTTATTGTTACTCAACAAGGCTCAGTTGGAACTCAGAAACTAAAACAAGTTACAGATCAAGCCATTACCCAAGCAGAAAACTTGATTCAAGGAGCTGATGGAGTACTTTATCAAGATATTACTAGACTACTGGCTGATAACTTTAATCCAGACGCAGAATATGTCACTGCTTTTAATACTCAAAAAGCTAAAGAAAGAGATGTTGTAATTGAAAGTATTGCTGGATCTAGAGGCCATTCTTTAGCTCTGTTAAATACTATGGCTTTCCCTACTCCAATTCACCAGTACATGGGTGGAATGGATGCTACTTTTATTATCCAAGGCAAAGCTTTTGGTCGAGAAGCTAGAAAGATGCTGGAAGATCTTAAAGAAGAATTTGATGCTCGAGCATTAAATAAGACTTCAAGAAGATATGTGACTTCTGGAAAAGAGAGTCAAAAGCAGCATATGATGAATGGTGCATTCTTAAGAGTTAAGAATGAAATCTTTCAACTCTTAGGAGTAGACTTTGTAATGCCTTTAACTCTGTCTTTTGATTCAGTTGATCAACAGCCAGATGTGTGGAATTTTACACTTACTTTTATTGAGTTTGATCCTAAACAAAAGTATGCCGAAGAGATGAAGTACCTATCTACTTCAGTAGCAGCTTTGGGCCAACTTTATAATTATGGTAACCAATACCGAGATGGAAACTATGGAGACTTTGATCCTATAGTTGAAAAAGCTCGAGAATGGTTTAGCTTACAAGCTTCTTTAGCAAAAGAAGAAGTATATCTTGACATGAGTTTACCTACTAAAGGTGAACTAGATTTATGGATCTCAGCAATTAAAAAAGCTGCTGAATTGTATAATCCTAAAAATAGTGCTGGATTGAATATTATCCCAGCAGTTGGGACAGTTGCAGGCTCAGTAGCCTCAAACTTTACAGCATATGATCAACAGATTGTAAAATATGTTCTAGAGTATATACCTGCTTATTATAAAGATATTAAAAACAATTGGCCTTGGATTAATGCTAAAGAGACAACCAAGATTGCAGAATCTAGTGCTTTTACAGATCCTGATTTTTACTGTTACTATATTAAACATGCAAGCTGGAAAGATAACTTTGATACTGTAGGTAACTTTATGTTTGGTAAAGTTGCAGATGACTTTGAGGCTATTCCTAATGATGCTGAGCATCAGAAGATGGTTCCAGGCTACCGAGAATTTGATCCTAAGCATGGACTGTATACTGGAATGGGTCCAGATTATTGGAACAGAGGTGCCAAGCATACCCAATCTACTTTAGAGACATTATTTAATAATCAAGGCCCTAAAGAAAGAGCAACTAAATTAAAGAAAGGTTATGAGGATGGTACTCAAGCTCTTATCAATGAGTCTGGAGATAGATGGTGGGTTAAAGAACTTAATCTTACTTCTGTAGAGTTGGTTGGAGATGAGCTTATTGTTGGGCAAGCCTTAGAAGATTTACTTCTTCAAGGCCCAATTGTAGATGAGGATGCAGGATATTCCTATGAAAAAGATCCTGACATGGCTCAAAGATTTGGAGATTATTTTGGGCATGGAAATAATACTCCTACTGCTGAAGACATTTCTAATATGTCTAATGACTTAGCATCATATTTTTCAATTGCTTGGAGACAACAAACTACAAGAAAAAGCTCCAATTGGTTACCTAGAGGACCCCAATCAGTTTCCTTAGATACCTCTAATGTTAATCAAGGTAGTGAATATGGCTATCTTTTAGATGACCCTAAGATTTTATTTGCACCAGGCCCAGAAAATAATTGGACTCTTGTTGATGTAGAAAATGAAGGTAGAAAGGCAATCACTAATGGAGTTGCTAAAGCTAACTCTGATAGTGAAACGACTCTGAGTCAGCACACTGGATTAAATTCTTTTATAGCTAAGACTGCTAGAATTAATGCTAATTATACTTGGTTTAAAGATGTAAGTACCAAAGCAATTAAAACTTTTGTTCAAGGAAGTGGTCCAGCCGATAACATTGAAAAGAATTGGGATTTAGTTGATAAAATTGCACTCAAATATACTGATTCTACAACTTATGTAGATCCACATATTATTAGAACTATCTTTTTCTTAAGAGATGGCTTCCAGTATTTTGATCCCAAAGCATCTCAAGAACAAGGTGGTGGAGATTTTGATGAAAATACTGTAGGTAAAGGAGCTCAAGCTATTGATACTTTTACAAGAGTTTATGCAAAATTCTTAAAAGATTATAAAATTCCTTCGCTAGCTTTAATAGCAGCCCATCTTCAATTAACGATTAAAGGTCGGCTAAGCCGGTGGGATATAACTAACCAGAAATTAAAACCAGAAGCTGCTACTATTTTGGAAACTGCTGCTCAAGCAGCTCAGCGAACTGGTGGAGCCTTTACTAAAGAATCTTGGGCTGCAATTCAAACTGCTATTGCTGGATTACCAGAAGGTGGAATATTCATTGATGAGTATTTTGCTGGGTATATTCATATGTGCAGAGTTTACGGTTCTTATTGGAATAATAATAAGAACTCAGACTTTGACCCATTCTTCTACCCACTCTCTGGTTTAATTATGATTGGAGATGATGGTAAATATCTTAATACCAACTTTACTCCATCCGGAAGATCAAAACTAATCCATGCAGCTAGAGTAACTCTGGAGCCTAAATTACCAGAGCTAGTGAAGTATGGTGATACTAATCCAGCTCCCGGAGGAGGAGAGCCTTTTGATATGAATAAGAGCTCTCTAGAGCTTCAAATGCAGCAAGCCCAAAAACTTAAAATGGCAATTGAGCCTGAAAGTGAGGCTGCTATTTATGGCTCCTTAGTTGCAATGCGAGAACATGCTCCTTTTGGAAAATTACTAGGAGCATACCCAGCCTACAAAGTAATTATTACTAATGAAGGATTTTATTGGGCTCAAGGTAGCACCAAACTTTGGGACAACTTCTATACTAGAACTGGAGTCGGCTCAATTGAAATCTTTAAATCTAAACATTTTCCCGGCGGAACTTGTGATATTATATTCTCAAATATGTTCCATAATTTAACAGCCTACGCCCAGATGGAAGCTTTTGAACATCAGATGGCTGTTGAAACTAGTAAGAGAATCTTTAAGAAAGAATTTGGAAAGCCTGGAGACAATCCAGTTCTAGCTTTTGCTACTTTTCCTTTCAGAGCTGTTGGAGAACTATGGAATGATCTTGTTATCAAGAAAGTTCCGGATCAGGTGATTAGATTATGGCAAAATAATCACCTTAAGCAAGTTGTTCTTTCTGCTGGAGCTAGAATTCAAGTAAGAATGGGCTATGGCTCTAATGTGGCCAAACTACCAGTTGTTTTTAATGGACAAGTTGTAGATGTCCCAGTTGGAGAAGGCTTCATTAAAGTTACAGCTGTTGGAGATGGTGCTGAGTTAGAAAAACCATCTACTCAAAAGCTAGTTAAATCTGGAAACTCATTTGCCTATGCAACTGGAGCTGCCTTTGGAGCAGGTAGGGATCCTTCAGTTATTGTTACTGAATCTCTTATTGCCCCTGGAATTATGGCTAACGTAAGCCAAGGTTTATTTAGAGATTTTAGCCATGGTATTGCTCATTTTGGAGATATTAAATTTGTAGGATTCCTGCACTCTGCTGCTGAACTGCAGATAAATATTTACTCTTCTTCCCCAACTAAGATTGAACAAGGTATTCCTAGCTTTGACTTCTTTAACTTTATAATGGGTTTAACTGCTTGGAATACAGAAAAGAACCTCTTCTCAGTCGAAGTTAATGAACCTACTCCTTGGAAAGTTATTGAAGTATGTAGAAGGGCTACTTTAGATTTTGTAGCATCAGCAGAACCATTCTGTAATAGATCTACCTTGTTCTTTGGCAAGCCTTGGTATCCTTTTCATTATACTTATAAATCTTCAATCTTGGATGTTGGAGTTTCTAACTATTTCCAGGGAATTCCAAATATTGGGACAGACCCAGAAAAGATTAGTAATCAAAGAAATACTAATCCAATCAGTCCTACTGAGAAAAACAATACACCTAAAGCAAAACTAATTCAAAAAGATTTACATCAATTTCTTACCGGAGAAGGTGGAGATCAAGAATTACTTATCCTTAGAAAAATTCTGGCTGATAATCCAGGAAAAACCATTGTTGCAGCAACCTTTAAGACTATTAAATTTGAAGAGATTGATAGAACTACTAAAGCAGACATTGCAGCAAATCCAGCAGATCTTGGGTATGGTCCAATTTCTAACTTTGAGCCAACTACTTCTACAGCTAAAGACAATCTAAAAATTGAGTTTGTAGTTACTTTAAATGATGGTACCATTCTTAGAAATGTAACAAGCTCTGAGGTGGTCAATGCTGCATATCTTTCTACTCCATCTACTAATATCTTAAATGATGTAACAACTTTAACTCAACATCTTAAATGGAGAAACTATACTCAAGTATATGTTGCTCATTCAATGTTAAATCTATTGGCTAATGATATTAGGGCTGATAGTACTAATGTTTATACTGATGCTGTTGGGCAGTATTCCTACAATGGATTTGGAACTAAAGACTCTGCTTTAAGAACAATCACTATGGCAGTTGATAGTGATATTGCTGCCTCTGATAGAAAGACAATGTTGGTTGAGACTGGAATAGCTGTGACTGGTACCCAAGCTGGTTGGGGTGGTTTAGCCCAATCTATAGCTAAGGCAGGTTCTTTCTTACCTGTTCTAGGATCTTTAACAGAATACATTAGTGCTACCCCAACAACTCCAGCAGTTCATAATGGAGTTGTAATGGCCCTCTGTGACCAAGTAAAAGAGATGTATCAAGGCTGGTTTACAATTGTTGGAGAATCAACAATTAAACCTAGAGATATGATGAATCTTAATGATCATATTAATGACTTAAGAGGACCTTGTACAGTTAAAGAAGTTATCCATAAAATGGATGCAGATTTCGGATTTGTAACAATGGTTTCACCAGATGCTATTGTATTTCCTTCACATTCTTATATTGGGCAGAAATGGTACACTTCTTTGTATTGCTTCTCAGACAGAGTCACAGCATTCTATATTAATAAAGCTGTCAAAGCTTCTTTAATGGCCTTATTGAAATCAGGAGCATTTAGAGGAGATAGAGCTTTGGTTGAAGGAGCCTCAAGAGCCAAACAATTTATTGCTAAGGCTAAACAGCAAGGTGACCTTAGAAATAAAATAGATGCTTTATATCTCAAACTAAGAGAAGAAGTAGTAGCTCAACAAAAGGATATACTTGCAAAATTTAAAGACAAGACTAAATCAGTTTTAGTTGATGGAAAATTTGTAGATGTTTCTTATCAAGATATCTTGGATGATGTAGCACAATTTCCAGATGAAAAAATAAAAATAGAGGCGGAGCTAAAAGCTCTTGAAAAAAGTCAAGTTGAGGAGCTAGCTAGATGGGAAGCAAAAACAGGTAAGTTTACTTATGAAGATATTACCAGACTGGCCAATAAGTATAACTTAAAAATTCCTAAAGAATCTGTTATAGATTTAACCTATCTAAGAGCTTTGGACTTAGATGCAGAACTTGTTAGAAAGAAAGAAGAGTTTATTCTTGCAAGAACCAAGGGCAGAGCTAGTCCTTTAAATGCACTAGGAGCAGAGGCTGAGGCAGCTTTTGAACGTCAAGAGATTGTAGAAGCTTTAAATCAATTTGATAAAACTAATACTAATCAAATTGCAGCTGCATTTGGGAACTATGATACTGTTGAAGACTTTGAAAGAGAATTGGCAGAGATCATTAAGCTAAAAACCACTACTAAAGGACTTAATAGTACTGAAAGTAAGAGGCTTAGAGAACTTGAAGATAAACTTAGTGTATTTTTAACTGATGAGTCTTTGTTAGGTGAAGATTTAAGAATAATCTTTAAAGAAGATGCTGCTTTTAAAGATGTTATTGATGCATCTACTGGAAAAATAAGTAATCCAATTGAAAAGATGAGGGCTAGGGCAAGACTTAGAAGAGCCATGGCTCAAAATATAGATAACATTGAAGACATTAGTAAGAAACCAACTGATGTTGTGAAATCTGCTATTAGTGCAGCTGAACGTGCTAGAGATGAAGTCAAGGCAGCAAGAGCAGCCCTTAAAGAAGGTGCAAGCATTACAGATGTGCTTAAAAAATATAAAGCTCCCGCTCAGGCCCTAGCAAAAGATGCCTTAGCTTTTGGAAAAGAAGGAATCTTAGCTTTTAGATTAGCAAAATATGCTGGGCCCCAAGCAATTGTGAGCTTAGCTATTGATGTTGCTTGGTTTACAATTGGTAATTCTTTACTTCAAGGATTTAATGCTAGACTGGCTGCAAGACAGAGTGTTAAAATTATTCCACTAAGAGCTGGAAGATTGCCTTACACTGCTGGAATAAAAGGCCATCAAGGGGCGGTGATTGGAGATCAGCCTGGATTCTATGATAATTTAATTACTCAAGCTTTAGACCCTTCAGTTAATAGTAATTGTATTAGCTGGTTGGCTACGTTCCAAGGAGTAGACGTACCTAAATATGGGATTAATGATGTTGATCAACAGTGGATTGAAAAATATCAAAACTATATTCAAAAAGAAGACAATGGAGATGTTCATTAATGGCTTTTGAATTTGATCCCAATGAGATTGACCTTAATGGAAGTGGTTTATTTAGTTTTAACCCACTTCCAGGAATAGATACATTTGATGATAGATTTTTTCAACAAGAGAGCGCGGCAAATAAGTTTGTACTTGATATTGGTATCCCAATTGGTCTACCTCCTGATTCCAATATAAGTGCTGCTTTGAACACAGCATCAGATATCCTGAAGCCCTTAGATCCATTTGGGTTAGGTGCTGCTGTACAGGGCTTTGATAAGCTTTCTAATAATCAGACAAAGACTTGGAATTATTTTAAAGCTTTAGGCTTTACTCCGCAAAGTGCTGCAGGCATTATGGGTAACCTAATGCAAGAATCTACACCTAGCATAGATCCTACTTTAAAACAAGGTGGAGGCGGTCCAGGTAGAGGAATTATGCAATGGACCTATTCAGAGAGATGGCAATCTTTAGTAAAATATGCCAATAGTCGAGGTCTAGATCCTAACAGCTTAGTTGCTCAATTAGAGTATATGGTCCAAGAGATGAAGACTTATAAAAGTGGAGGCCAAACTGTATATGATAGAATTAAAGTTATGACCGACATTGAAGATGCCACTAACTTCTTTGAAAAGACTATGGAAAGAGCTGGTAAGCCAATGATGGAAAAAAGAATAGCTTATGCTAAGCAAGTATATAAATCATTTACAGGCCAATAACTATGTTTGAATTTGATCCCAAAGAACTAGATTTAAATACTATTCCAGGAATGAGTATGAATCCTTGTCCAGTTTTTGATGATGAAGATTATTTTGATTTATTCTTTGATGAGCAAAAAGAAGCATGTAAATTTGTTTTAGGTATTACTGGAAATCCAGATCCAGATTTGTTAAAAGTAGAACAATCTTTTTTCCAAAGAACTGTTGAAGTTTATGAAAATATTATAAAACAGTTACCAGCTAGTACTGCTGGAGTGGATATTTCTGGAGTGGATGCTATGACTGAGGAAGGTCTTAGGGCATGGAAAAGACAATTAAAAATTGAAGGTAAAAATCATGGTTTAGTTGTAACTAGTGAGTATAGGCCTGGAGCCAAGACTCATGCAAGTGGTAGACCATCTAATCATAGTAAATCTATTGGTAATGAGCAAGGTATGGCCTTAGATTTTGGCGGTAGTAAGACTAGAATGGCAGCTTTCTTTGACTATATTAGAGCTACCTATGCTCCTGAAAATATTAGAGAGCTTATTTACTCTCCAAAAGGAAGAGTTTATAGGGGCTCTTACTCTAGTTGGGTAGAGAATGCAACTACTAGAGCAGATCACTATGATCATGTTCATGTGGCTTTATGGGGAACAATAAAGAGAAAAACTAAATGATTCCAAGTATTTTAAGACAGAAAGTAGATCAAAAAACTACTGAGAATATTGTCAACAATCCAGCAGCAACTACTGGTTTTGTAGTTAGGACTGGTTCAGTAGTAGATTTAGATATTAGAAATAATCCCTATTTTGCACCTATGAACCATCTTGCTGCTGGGGATATTGATAGGTATAATGCACTTGGTGAAGATGATTCGGTAAAGACTGGATTATCAGTTATTCATAAACCTCCAGGGTCTATTAGAGATTTTAAGACTTACATTAATCCTAAATGGGTTGATGGTACTTTAGGTAGTGAAGATGGAAAAAGACAAGCTTACTTTCCTGGTGCTGAAACTACTGCAGAGATGATGAATGTAGGGAGTAAAACTATTACTCCTACAGTCGTAGCAAGCTATTCTTTTGGAAAAGGGTCAACTGTTCCAGCATACACTGGTGAAAACTATATCCCAGGAGACTTAAGAATTAGCACTCCAGAAGATAAGCCTGAGAGTGGACTAGCTTCAGACGGAACTTTAATCAATCCGCCTATTGCAGACTACAGAACTGGTCCTAAAGAGGGTTATCCTGGATATCTTCCACCTCCAACAACTAAGTTACCAAATCTTGAAAATGGTAAAAATAGTCAAGGATCTAATGCAAGAACTGGATCTTACCTAATTCCAAATCCTATTCTAGATTTAGTAGGAGCTTTATGAAGATTTTTGAATTATTTAATAAACATCTTACAGATCCCCGAGCTATTAGACATCATGCTTTAAACTGGCATGCAACTGAGATTGCTGCTAAACATCCCCAACTTCCAGTTGGTTGGATTTTAAGAGATCAAGGCCAAGCAGATATCTTTGCAGGAAAGAGTAAGTTAGTGATGGCAGTTAATGGAGACACTCTAAGATTAGCAGTTAGGTATCAACTTCAAAGTGAAAAGATTTCTTTTATTTCTAGTGGAATTGAAAACTTTAGAATCCTAGGTAAACATTTTAATAAAGAAATTTTTGATGGTAAGCCGGTTCCGGTTGCAAAAGTACCTGCAAGTACAATAAAAGAATCTTGTTTCTTTATGAGTCCTGCTGGAACACCTATTCCTTTTACAGATTTCTTTGATTTGACTGAAGTTTTTAGGACTCCTCCTGAGCCTGTTACTCAGGAACTTGAAATGTTTAATTGTGTTAATAAAGCTTTAAAAGGCCAAGACTATGGATGTTTTTAAATGATTGACTTACAAATTACAGATGGTGGAGAGCTAGTTTTAGGACCAGATGGGGATCTAGCTTTAGTTTATGGAGATGATCAAATAGCTCAAGAAGTGTTATTTAGATTAAAAACTCAAATTGGAGACTGGACTTTATCTCCTCAAATTGGGGCTGACTTAGAGGATTTTATTGGTCAACCTAACACTGGATTAGTGCATGCAGCAATGGAACAAAGAATAATTAATGCATTGGCTTTTGACAGTTTAGTAGGCTATCCAGAAGTTACAGCAACCTCTGTGTCAGAAAACAAAGTAATGATTATTATAGAGTTTCCGTCTGTAGAAGAGAGATCTAAGATAGTTCAAATTACTAGCCAACTAGACTTAAGAGAAGGCTTAGTATTTGCTAGAGTAGGTACTAGATCTCAATAATACAATATGGTTACTACTGAATCTTCACCAGAATTAGATCTTTATCAAATAGAAAAGCAGAATATTCTTAATGCTAAGAATAAGCTGCCTGATATTGTTGTTAGCAATAGATACAAGGATTTAAAGGTTCTTGGCCTTGTAGCAGACACTTCTGCTTGTGGCTACTATAGAGTTATTAATCCCCTACATTCTCTTAAGATTCATGGGGCGGAAGTTAATTATTCTTCTTTTCATAGCTTTGATTCTTTCATGAGCCATGATATTATTGTGGCTCCAAGACAGCATTCTCCAGAAGTTTATGAAGCTTTGAGACAGGCTGCCTGGGAAGGAAAGTTTATTATTTATGAATTAGATGATGATCTTCACTCAGTTTTACCCAGCTCTCCAGCTTATCAAGTTTACCACCCTGGAAGTCCAGAATTAGCTATGCTTCCTAAGATTATGTATGCTTGTCACGGAGTTACCACAACTACTCCAGAAATTGCTAGATGGTATTATAAGGATAACAGAAATGTTGCAATTCTAGGAAACTATATAGATCCTGGATTTAGAGATTGGGGAATGGATGTTAAATATGATTTAGCTGGTAATCCTACTGTTACCCTAAAAGATATTCAAAAACCTGAGGAGTGGAAAGATAAGATTGTAATTATGTACTCAGGTGGTTCTACTCATGGTGAAGATATGCAGCAGATTGGCCACCCACTTAAAAAGATTTTAGAGAAGTATCCTAATGTTCAATTAGCCCTAAATCTAGGTATTAATCATGTCCAAGATCTAATTCAAAAGTTTAACTTACCTTATGATCAAGTTACCTATGTTCCAGCTAGACACTTTCTTGATCATCCTACAGCTTTACATGGTGCAGATATTGGATTAGCTCCACTGATCCCTTGTCAGTTTAACTGTGCTAAATCTGAACTCAAGTTCTTGGAAATGTCTGCAGTAGGAGCAGTTCCAGTTGGATCTAATGTTGGACCTTATGCAAGATTTAATAGAAAACATCCTGGGTATTCTTTACTAGTAGGCAACCAAGGCTCAGATAGTTTTAATACTTGGGAAGAGGCTTTAGAATCTTTGATTAACAATCCTGAGAAGCTTGCAACTATGAAAGCTCAAGCCAGACAATTAATTCTTGATGAATATTTACTAGAGAAGAATATTGATAGATGGCCAGCTGCTTGGATGCAAATAGCTGACAATGTTCGAAAAGGAATTGTCGGTCGACCAGATAAAATTGAGAGTATTGGCCACTATAAGTCTTATGGCAGGCTTGGTCCTAATGATCCATGTCCTTGTGGCTCTGGAAAGAAAAAGAAAAAGTGTTGCGGCGGCGCATGGTAAAAGTATATCTACTTAGAAAATATGAAAATTCTAACTCCCTAGTTTTATCTGGGGAGTGGGTTGCTGATGGGGTTATTGAAACTAATAAAGATCTTTTAAGTTCCTGGAACCGACTTCGAGCTGGATTTGAGTATGTTATTGAAAAAATAGATCCCACTACTCATAAAAGTACTCTTACAGAGTGCACTATTGTAAGTTTTAAAACAAAAATAATTGATAAAAATACTTATCAAATATCTTTAGAACTTACTTAGCCTCTATTTAAGATAGGATAATTAAATATGCCAATTGCAAGACCTTCTGCTAAAGAGTTGGTAAATAGAATCTATAACAGAGTCCGCCTTGAGACTGGCTTAACTGCTGGGCTTGAAAGTAGTGTTATAGGGTCTATTGTCAAAATTATAGGGACTGAGTTAGATAGTATTTGGGCTTATGTAGAAGAGCTTGAAAGACAATCTAATCTTAGTACTGCTACCGGCTCAGACTTAGATAACTGGGGCTTACTTTTTGGAGTACCTCGAAGAGTTGCTAAAAATGCAGGCACTAATGGCTTTGCTAGAGCAGTTCGATTTACTAACTTAGGCTCAGGAACAGCGGTAATTCCAGCAGGTGCTAGAGTATATAAGGCTACTGATCCTCAAATTGCTTTTTATACTACTGAAGGTGCTAGTATTCCAGCAGCCCAGGCAAGTGATCTTCATGTTGTTGCAGTAGATACTGGTAATATCTATAATGTAGCTATTGGAGAAATTAACCGGCATGGAGTCCCTGGAGTAACAGTTTCAGTTACTAATATTTTACCTATTCAAAATGGCTCTGAACAGGAGAGTGATCCTTCTTATCGAGAAAGAATTCTTCAAGAATTAACTCGAAGAGATGTGTTGAATAGAGCTAATGTTACTTCTTTAATGAGGTCTGTACCAGGTGTTAGAGATGTATATCTATTAGACATGAACAGAGGAGCAGGTACTTTTGATATTATTATCATTCCTTATAATCAAAGTATAGCTAATACAATTATTCAAGAATGTCAAACTCTCCTCAATGAAGCTGTTCCTGCTGGAGTATCAGCTTTAGCTAGATCTCCAATATACAAACAGCTTGATGTTCAAATTAACTTAGTTTTTGCGGCAGGTGTAGGGGATAAAAAAGAAGTAATTAGACAATCTATCAGAGACCAGATTATTGCCAGAGTAGATAATTTACCAGTGGAAGATGGATCTGGAATTGGATCTTTCAATACTAGTCAAATATCAGCCATTGCTACTTTAGCAGACTCTACCGTAATTTCAGCCAATGTAAGATTAGGTCTAGATGGTTCTCCAATCTCTAATCAGGGCCAGCTAGCTATTGGTACTGGAGAGAGACTTATCTTGCGAGCTTTAAGTGTGGAATAAAATTTCTTGCAACAGGCATATTTCTATAAAATTTTTGATGCTTGGACTCCACCTTTGTACTATCTTCCAAGATGGTATGAAGCAAATGCTTATCCCACTTTATTTGATGCAGTAAGTGTACCTGCCACCTCAGGATTTACCACTTCTCTTACCTATTATAGTCCAACTGGTTTAAGTCTTCCGACTAATTGGATTCCAGTAACTAATACGCCTTCGACAACCGGAAGTATTCTTCAAAAAGTTTTTGAAGTATTTACTTGGAATAAGAGTCAACTTGATCTTCCTTTAATATCTTTAAGACTAGCTAGATCCGGCTACTTTGATGAAGCAGATTTAAGTTATGCTTGGTTTGTAAAAGCCAATAAAAAAGTTGAGACTGTTAAAGTACTCTTAAGTGATGGATCTAAAGTAACCATTCAGGCTGCTACAGATTTAGATGATCTTTTTAACTCTGGAGATTATAGATGGTTTCAAGAAGATCAATCCATTATCATCTCAGGCCTAGATCTTCAACAACAAAGTACTCAAGCAAGAGTTGGTGACTGGCAGTTTATTACTGGAGCATCAAAATGGGCTTCTGGAAGTGTGGTTTATTTTGAACATCCAGTTACTAAAAATAACATAGCAATTCACCCTTCTCAAATCAGAGAAGATGGTTTTCTTAAGTTTAATAGTCCAAATACAAGCTATCTCAAATCTAGATTTCCAAATGCAGCTCGAGCATTAAGTGCAGTTACGGTATATTTAGATGATCAAGCTGATACGGCTGAGCTTATTGATCTGTGGACTACCATAGATGAAAAAGGTCTATGGTTTAATTTTTCTAGAAAAAGTTATGAGTATAACCATGTCTATGCTAGTTCTTTAGAAAATTTAGCTTGGTTTGGAGGTCAAACCTACTCCAAAACTAAGAATGCCTTAAGTGCTAAGTTACGTACTGGAATTAGGACTTCCTTAGAATCTACAGCAAGTAGCTTTACTCTAGCTTCAGGATACACTGGTTATTCACTTAGAAATCAGCTTTCTTTTGGCTATAGAAGTGAGGATTTAAATGCTACTACTTCCCTTAGTTATTTAAGTAATGTTGCTTCTGGGCAATATGGTCAACTTTTTATTAATCAAACTCCAGCTACCTTTACTACTTCTGGAAGTATAGTTTTACCAGACACTACTGTAAACAGTTTTTATGATCAGGCTTATATAGACTGGAAGATTAATTATTGGACTCAAAGCGGTTCTACAGTTACTTTTACAGATAACTTTGACCCCAAAGAAGAGTTAATTGTTTTTTGCCCTAAAAAGGTAAATGTTATAGAAGCTTCGAATACACTTTTAAGAGATTCTTTTAAAAAGCATGCTCCTGGCTTAAAATGGAAAAGCTATGTAATAGAAACCTTTACTTTAGATGTTTCTACAACTAAAGGCTTAGCAACATTTGAATAAAGTATTAGTATTAGATCCATCCCTTAGGGCTTCAGGCTGGGCTGTAATAGATGAAAAATTAAATAAAGTAGTGGACTGTGGCTATATTAAGACTAAGCCTCTAGGAAAACCTGTCCATGAAACAGATGTAACAACTCTTGATGAGATTGGTACAGAGTTGGTTAGATTAATTAAGTTATATAAACCTACTCAAATTATATTCGAGAATCCAGTAGGGTCTAGAAGTGCAAGATCTGGGCAAGCTTTAGCACTAGTAAAAGGTTTAGTAATTGGAATTTCAATGGGAGCTAAAATTCCCTATGAATGGGTGACAGCAAAAGAAGCTAAAAAAGCGTTAACTAAAGATAGGAATGCTGAAAAAGAAGATGTTTTCAAAGTAGTTTGCAAATCATTTAAAGGATTTAAGACTAAAACAAAACTTTTCAACAATGAAAAAAGATTAGCAGCTTCAGATGCTGTTGCAACATATTTAGCATTTCATAAGAGATAGAGTAGATTATGGCAAAGAAAACTAAGATGATTTTTGGAGATGAAGCTAAGAAAGCTTTACAGGCTGGCATTAATGCTGTAGCTAAAGCTGTAGCTGTGACAATGGGTCCTGGAGGAAGATTAGTTGTTCTTCCTGGGATGTATGGTCAGCGAGTAATTACCAGAGATGGAGTTACAGTAGCGAAGAGTATTTTCCTTGAAGATCAGTTTGAGAATGAAGCAGCTCAACTTGTAAAACAGGTTGCAGCCCGAACCAATGATTCAGCTGGAGATGGAACAAGTACTTCAATTGTACTTGCTCAGGCATTAGTAAGTGAAGGTTTAAAGTATGTGGCAACTGGTGGAAATCCAGTAGCTGTTAAGAAAGGTATGGAGCTTGCAGTTGATAAAGTTGTAGAATATATTCTCAACAATAAACAAGCTGTAAGTCATAAGGACTCAGATATGATTGAGTTTGTTGCCACCATCTCTGGATCAGATGCAGAAGTTGGCAAGCTTGTTGCAGAAGCTTTTACTGCAGTTGGTGAAAATGGAGTTGTTACCTTTGAAGAGGGGAAAACTTCAAAGACTGTTTTAGATGTTACCGAAGGTCTTACTTTTGATCGAGGCTATATTAGCCCATACTTTGCACCTGCTAACAAAAGTAAGGTTGAGTATGAACACTGTAAAATTCTAGTTTGGGAGGGCAGAATTGCCACTGCTGGAGAAATTATTCCTACCCTAGAAGCAGCAGCTGGTAAGAATCAACCTATTCTTATTATCTGTGATGATATGGATGGGGAAGCTCTTGCTACTGCAGTTATTAATACTGCTAACAATAGGGTGCAAGCTGTAGCAGTTAAAGCTCCAGGGTTTGGAGAAAGAAAGAAAGGCTTCATGCAGGATATTGCTATTGCTACTGGAGCTAAGTACTTTACGGAAGATCTTAAGTATAAAATTGAGAATGTCAAGTTCTCAGACTTTGGAGAAGCTCGAAAAGTAATTGTAGACTCTGAGTCTACAACTATTGTAGATGCTCAGGGTGACCCTACTAAACTTGAAGAGCACCTAGCTAATCTTAGGCAAATGTTAGCAGAGTCAGACTCTAAATATGATTCTGAGAAGTTGACTGAGCGAATTGCTAAGCTTTCTAGTGGAATTGCTATTATTAAGATTGGAGCTGGTACCGAAGCTGAACTTGGTGAAAAGAAGTTTAGATTTGAAGATGCTATCTCTGCTACTAAAGCTGCTTTAGAGTTAGGTATTGTACCTGGAGCTGGAAATACTCTAGTAGGTGCATCTTTAGAACTTAGTAAAAAGTCCTCTAGAAAAGATTTAAGCCCTGATGTTTTGGCTGGCTATGATATTGTTGCCAAAGCATTAATGGCCCCTCTAAAAACTATTGCAGAAAACGCAGGGTATAATGGCCAGACTATTCTAGATAAGGTTCTCCAGTCTATGGCTTCCCATAAAGGATCTATTATGAATGGCTTTGACTCCAGAGAAGGTCAGTGGGTTGATCTTATTAAAGCTGGAATTATTGATCCAGCTAAGGTTACCAAATCAGCAATTGAAAATGCTGCTTCTATTGCAATCTTAGTGTTGACCACTGAGACCCTTATTGTTGATGCATCTGATAAAGAACCTCAAGGAGCTGGATATTAATGAATATTAAATTAGTTAGTGATGGAACTTCTGGTGGAACTTATCTTGCAGATCTTGAAGGCAATAGAATTGAGAATGTAGAACTTGATGAAGTTCAATTTCATCCTGTAGATTGTTTACATGCCAACATTAATACGGCAAGAATGTAGAACTTGATGAAGTTCAATTTCATCCTGTAGATTGTTTACATGCCAACATTAATACGGCACCGGTGACATTGACTTTTAATTTTATTCCTGTAGAGCTTACAATAGATCGAAAACCCTTTAGTGTTAAGTATATCAAAGAAGAGAGTGTTTCTTACTCTAGAAACTGTAATCCTCCAATGCCACCGGAGCCAGAGCCCTTGATGGATCAAGATCCAATGCCTCCTGCTCCGAAATCTCAAGACTGTGGTTGTGATTCTGTTACTCCTAAGAGTGTGGTTAGAAAACTTGCAGACTTCTTTGATCAACTTGCTAAATAAAATTTAAGTACCTCCTACTCTCCTCGCGGCCTCCAATTGGAGGCCGCCTCTATTTGGATAATTCCTCTTAGGTAATAAACAATTTGGCTATTAGTTCTACTGAGTTGGCTCCATCCTATTCTACTCAGTTCCAGCGTATTAATACGATGGAATGGCTTCCTCGTTGGATGGAGCCTTACTATACTAATGGATTTTATAGACAGTTTCACTATTTAGCCTTAGTCTCTCAGAGGGAAGAATTATTTGAAAAAACTAGAAGTTTAGTTCCTAAGTTCTATGGTTTAACTTCTAGTAATAGACTTTGTTTTGTAGCTAAATATAAACCAAAAAATATTTTAGCCAATGATATTGTAGTTAATCATTCTGGAGTAGAAATTGGAGTAACTCAAAAAGATAGTTTTGGGTCCTTTTTGGCTGAAGATAAAGATCCAGTTTACTATCTAGACTCTGGCAGTATTTACCTTAAAAATATAGCTAACCACACATACTTGGCCTATTCTGCATCTGCCTATGTAAGTTTAGCTACTGCAGTAGCATCTGGCATTGTAGAGGATTCTTATATTCTTATTGAAAATTCCTTAGGAGATAGAGTCCGCCTTGATCAAGATGATATATTAGCTCAATCAAATCAAATCTACACTGGAGATGATCAAGTTGAGTATTTGATTAACTATGAATGTCAAGATAGATATCTTAAGCTATTAGCTGATACTAGCTACGTTCTTGTTAATTCAGAGAGAGTTAGCTTAATTCCTATTAACTACCCTAATGATTGGGATTCTTATGCTAATCTATTTCAACTCAATAGAAACAAAAGAGAATCTAATCTTAAACTTAAAGCAAGATGTCAATACCAAAGCCTAGCAAATAAGCCTCAAGAAAGAATAGCATCAGCGTTAGGTAAAGGAGCTATTTATTATTGGGATACTACTACTAGTTTAAATTTAAACTCTTCAGGGTTCTACACTATTCAACTGCCTGAATTACCTGAGTATCTTAATATTAAAGAGAACCCTATAAAGTATAATAATCAATTTTTATTAACTTCAGCAGTAGCTTCTTCATTAACCCTAATTCTTAATGGAAGAGTATTACCTTCAGAAGCGTATAGTGTTACTGGAAATGTTATAACCCCTTTGACTAGTAGCTTGTTAAATAGCAATGAAAATGTTCTAGAAGCTAACTATAGAATAAAAACGTATACTAAAACTCTAAATAGTTCAGGTCAAGTTACAGCTAACCAAACTGAGCTTAGAGAAAATTTCTTAGTCTTTACTACTAAAAATGTAAAGATTATAAACAAAACTGATAAGATTAAAAGCCCTAAATGGAATGTAGGCGCTGAACAGGTTGGAGAAAGTGCCATCTTTGAAGGATAATAATGCTTGAAAAAAATCAATGGCCGCAATGGTTAAAAAATCTATTACCTAATTGGTTAGAAAATATTACTTATCCTGCTCCTGGAGTTGGAGATCAGAATGATCTTAGGTTTTCTCTAGGAGTTGGGGATGGAGGTAAATGGATTGGCTTTGTTAACTCTGGATGGTTTTATCATGACAATATAGAGCAGTACAATTATATCTACAAAGGCGTAGCTTCTATTGCTGCTACTTCTGGTACTGTACTTGCTGCTCAGCCAGGCTTTACAGTATCTAATGCAGTATCTGGTACCATAACTAATTCAGTCTCCTGGAGACCAGCCTGGGGCCCAGTATTGGTTAATAGCTATGTTAGCTCTGGATCTACTCAAAACTATGAGCCTTATGTCTTACATAATAATGCCTTTTGGCCAGGAATAAGTCTTTCATGGGTTAGTTCTGGGAATCTTTATACAGCAGCTTTACCTTCTAGCTCAGTCTTGATTGGGATGCGAGATTTAACTAATCTTGCTATGGGTTCAGTAGCATCTACTGGGCAACTACTTTCAGAGAAGCTATACTATTACGATTATACAAATAATAGAGTTTGGGTAAAACCTAAAATAAATCTTGCTCCCAGTTGTTGGGCTGATATTATTTATTATAGTCCGCAACTAAAAATGCGAGAAGTAGTAACTCAAAGTGTTAGTGGAGTTAAGGCTAGTTATAGAAATATAGAACAAATTACAGTATTTAAGGGTAATCAAACTACTTCATATACTGGTAAAGTAACTGGTGGAACATACTTTACTCATGCTTTGACTGGTGTGGTTGTTGGAGATTGGGTAGGCTTAGAATATTATATTACTAAATCTTATATTCTTAAGGATCACAGAAATCTTCAATACTATGTAACCTCTCCATCTTCTGGAGATAATTTCATAATTAACCATGAAACAAGTCTACCTGAGTTAATTCCTGAAGCAACTTTAGCTTTACCAATTGTCCAAAATCTAAACTTTAATCCTCTATACTCAGATAGTTTTAGGTCTGGTTTCTTATTCCACTCTAACCCACTCTCAGGAATTACAAACTATTGGACTCCTAGTAGTTTAAAAGTTTATTTAGATAAAACTGAAGTATGTGGAGACTGGAATGAATATCTTCATATGAGTTTGTATGCTTATGGAGATAATGGATTGCCTTTACCAAACTATCCGCTTACAATTGGTTACACTCCTACAGCTTCAGTTTTAGCTGCTACATCTACAGCTACTGGTGCAAGCTATTTAACCAATGGAAAAGGTGAACTACATGTCCTATTTGCTCCAGCATCAGGTACCTATACTTTTACTGCATCAAGTACCTTAGGTTCTTTTACTGCTACAGCTACCTCTAATGTCTTAACTTTTACTAATATGGTTAGTAGCGGGAAATGGCTAGATGGTTTTGTAAACGTACTTATAACTGATGATACTTTAAATAATTATGCCAATAGGACTTATTTAAATGCCACTAATTTAGATGGAATTCCAAGGTCAGCTTCAGGCACTAAAAAAATAACTTTGAAATCTACTAAAGCATCAGAGTTCTCAATTAATAATCTTAGCTTTAGTAAGAGTATAGATCTAACAGTTGATCAAGATACCTCTCCAACTAATATAGGTGGAGTTGTGGAGATAGGCTATAGAGGCCAACCAAATGATGAAATTGCAGCTACTAGTGGGGAAGCTCAAAGTATAGTCTTAGACGGAACACCTAATAACGATGTCTAATAAAAATGAACTTAATTTAATATTTGGACCTACTATGCCTCCAGAGTTGGAGAGTGTTGGACTTGCTTTTATTGCGGCTCCATACCTGGAAGCAGACACAAGTATAGCTTCTTTGGCTGCGGATAGGTATGCTAATGAAAACTATGGCCATTTAGCTGATGATGTTTTAGTCTTTTCAGAAGGTGTTGCTAACAAGACTTTAGACCTAGTTACAAATATTGATCCTTTAACTGTTGGTGGAAGATTTTCTCCTACAGGTTTAGCAAGTTATGGTCCTTATAGGCATACTTTTCAAGCTGATGATGAAGAGATCAATCTTAAGATTCTACATACCCCAATTAAAGTAGTTGGATTAAACCAAACTACCGGAAACAACTGGTACCCTTTAATTCAACCTGGTACAGTTTGGAGAAAGTATGTTGTGTCTTCAATGGATTCAGCTACTGGTTGGATTAAATTATCGGGAGCCCAAGAAGGTGATCAGCTTTGGCTAATTTATGCAGTCCCAGAGTATAGATATGGAACTGAAGAGACTATCTCAACCACACCATTCAGTAGTGGATTTAAGTATAAATTACATCAAGAAGTATGTTCTTTAATAAAAGCCAATCAAATAGCTTATAAAGGTCCGATAGATCTAATTAAAAATATATATATTAATGGATCTAAACAATACTCTGGAGACTTAAATTATACTGGAGCTACGCAACACTCCTATGTTAAAAATCTTGATCCAGTTTTAAAGACCATTACACTCAGTAAAAGTCTCTTGCCTGATGATCACATCTTAGTAGAATACCTTGGAAGAAATGATCTCTATACTTATTCAGGTTTTAGAGATTCTACCAATACTTGGTACTCTTTTGATGCAAACTGTGAGTATGGGCACTGGATTGGAAATGACCAAACTAGATCTTTAAACAACTCAGCTAATGCCTTATTAAATCAAGTAACAATATATGCTATTCCAAGTGCATATATGAAGTACTCTTTTGAACCAGCTATTCCTTCCACTGGTACTCATGTTGGAAAAGTAACTTTAAAATTTGTTCGAGCATGTGAGCATGGTGAAACTCATTTTATAAGACACATTGTTTCAGGAGAAAGACTTGAACAACTGGATTCTAGAATCACCGGAACTTCAGTTAAATCTACTTGGGGCCATGCAGTCTTTGGAATGAACTATTATGATGAGTATGGTACTTTTGAAACAGATATTTTTTCAAGGATAGTCCCTACTATGCTTCCTTTAGCTAGGGTAGTACTAGCTGCTCCAGCTAGTGTTAATTCAGTAGCCTATGCAGATACCAGAATTAGAGGTGGTGGAGTTCCAGAAGATTATCCACTTGAGGTAGTTGAAAGTCAAGGTCAAACTGATACGGTTAGAGGTTACTGGGATATGGCAACCTGGTCTGGAGCTGCTCTTAAAGAAGGTGGAGTTGTAGAAGTTCAAATTGATTCTTCTATTCTTAAAACTGACCCAGAAGATACTAATCCAGAGACATTTACAGCTGAAGAGATTTATGAAATTGTAAAAGCTAGCATGCTTCCTTCAGTTGATTTTAGAATTGTGTATACCACTGTATAAACTATTATGCCTATTAATGAGTCAATTATATTTCCACAAGGTTTAGATATCTTTCCAGTTGTCCAGGATTATTCTGGGAGTGGAGATTCGGATGCGTACATCTTAGATGCATCTCATCATAATAAAATAAGAAACTTTATTGGAAAAGTTCAACCTTTGATTGGAGGTACCTCTGCTAGTAGTGATGGTTCAATTACAGGTATAGGATATTCCTACACTTTCTCAGTAAGTTTTGAGGCTTTGTTTACTTCAGTAGCTAATCATGCAAAAGCATTTAGTAGAATGCCTAGAAGTAATGTCCTACCTTTTCAATTTGTATTAACAGAGTCTACAGATGTATACAACCCACCAGGTCAGAAAAACTTATTAGGTATAATTCAAGCATCTGCTGGCCAGTTAAATACTATCCTAGGCCAAGCAAATGATTATAGTTTATATCCTTTAGTTACTGCAGAAGTTCATAGATTAGGAGTTATTGGAGCAAATAACTATGTATTAAATAGATTTTTTATAAACTCTAATTGTATTTTAGGATCCAATACTTTACTTATTCAAGGTGTAATTATAGATACAACTTTACCTACTGTAAATACTTCAACATCTGGAGTGAGTAATATGCCAGCCCTATGGACTAACATTGCAGATCTTGAAATAGTCTGCTCAATTACAGGTGTTATTTAATGGCATATATTGATCTAACAGCTATTGCTGGAACTAATATTAGCGGACCTGGTCAATGGAATGGTACTGCAAATACAAGTAGTTTGGATAGTACTTATGCTACTCTAGCATCTGGCGTTACTTTAGCTCCAATCTATCTTTATAATTTTACTCCTACTATTCCAAAAGACATTTCAATTACTGGAATTGAAGTAAATATTAATGCTTTTGTTACAGCAGGCTCTGGAACACCAGTTCTAACCGTTCAACTTGTTCGAGATACTTCCCTAGCAATAATATCTGATTCTAAGATTACCGCTACTTTAACTCCTACTGCAGTTACCCAAACACTAGGAGCAAGTGGAGATCTCTGGAATTCAGACTTAAAAAGATATGAAGCATCAGGCACTTACTTTGGATTATTAATAACTCCTTCTGGTTCTAATAATGTTAAATATAGCATTGATTATGTAAGTATTAGATTGTATTATACTACAACTGGATATTTGACTGGGTCTAGATCTAAGTTTGGTAAAAGAAATAATACTCTATATGATGTTGGCCCTAATTCTAATATTGAATATAAAACTAATGGTACTTCAATCACTAGTCAAATTAGAGCTGAAGATATTAATAAACTAGGAGATGCTATTTTTAATATGGAACAAGTGGCTTTAGCTGTTCCGGTTAATAATAATCCTATTTTTGTCAAAGGTTCTCAAGAAAAAATGTTTGCTACAACTATATCTGTAACTGGAACAATCACAACTCCAGTTACAGGAGTACTAAGTTACCAACGATTCTATAATTCAATTGGAACTAGTATAACTGGAGCATCAACTACAGGAATCACAACATCTGCTAGGTCCAATTTAATTTTTCCAGAAACTAATAAGATGATTAAATTTGTGACCATTAGTGCTATTGGATGGGTCACATCTGGAAGCGTAGTAACTCCACTATATGTTCAACCTAACTTTAGTTATAGTGAAAATTATTATGGGACTACTGGATATCATCTATCATTTATGGCATCAACTAAAGATCCAATTTCAACTTCTACAACTACTAATTTAACTTTTATTGATATTCCTGGATACGATAGGGCAATTCAAGTTGATAGTTTTGGAACTATACCAAGTGGAGATTTAACAATTAAAATCTTTGCTTTAGGGAGATACAATTTTGGCACATAGCTATAGATCTGATTCTACATTTCCAGTAAGCGCAGATAATTTTGTAATTAAACAGAGTTTTGATGGTAGTCTTCCAGCAGAAGATCAACCAGCTGAAGCTTTGATTAAGGCTGCTCATTGGAACCATTATTTTGGGGCTTGTCAAAATATTGAAGCTTACTTATTAAATACAGCTCAATATGGAAATCCTATTCTAGGAACTAATAATCCTGCATCAAGCTTTGGTACAGATGTTTTGCTAGGATCTACTACATATACTGGCACAGTCACAGGTACTACTAGCTTTACTTTAACTGTTCCTTCGGCTTATGGAAATACTCCTTTTGCTGACCATGGATTTTCTTTAGGCCATACTATATATATTAAACCAACTTCAGTAACTGCAGCTAATGTTAAAGGATATTGGGCTAATAGAAACCAAGCTTTTGACCCCTTCTTTGATCTAGTAGATGATACCTATGCCTATGGCTCAGTGGAACCTGTTTCTGGTAGAGTATACAAATACCATGTAGTCTTAAAAAACTTAATTCCTACCTCAATTAGGACCCAAGCCTGGATAGATAATCTTACAGACATGGCTCTCTCTCAGTGGCGAACTGACTTTGGTGGAAAAAGTTCTAACTCTTTTTATAAAGAAAGTTCAGACGGACCTTTGTTTATTGTTAGCCAAAGAATTACAGGTGGAGCTGCATGGACCTATAAAGCAACAAAATTAAATGCCTCTACCGATTCAGAAATAATTATAAAAGATTTTAATCTATATGATCCATCTACCGGAGTAACAGAGATTACTAATCGAGGTGGCATTGCAGTTAGGATGTCTGGCACTCCAAACTCAGCTAGTTTCTATGGGCTCTCAATTGGAGATTATGTAGGTGGCAACTTCCCAGCTTCTGGAGCTACTGCAAGAATCTTTAGAGTTTCAAGTTGGAATATAGCTTCTTCAGGAGGTACAGTTGCCACCTCAGCTGACTGGTCCTATGTAAATCCTTCAGAGCCTGGCTGTTCTGGCTCAGCAAGTGCCATCACACCTTTTATTAATCTTACTCCTGTTAGAAGTAATTATATTAAATTGAAGGTAGTTAGTTCTACAATTACGCTAGCTTCTTCTGTAAATGGCTCTACTTGGACAGACATAATCGCAGTTACAGATCCCTCTACTGCTGTTAGTGGGCCTGGATATGCAGGAGTATGGTCAGCATATGTTCCTAATGGCCAAGATCGAAGATGGCTTACAATAAATTCTAACAGTTCAGCAATAACTGCTAGAAACCTAGCAGTGGCAGATACTCAATTTGATATAAATCTTAGACTTATGTATTGTAAAATAGGCCCCAGTGGTTTAATTACCTTTACTAACACAACAAGTTCAACCTAATGTTTGAATATACTAATTCTTTTCTAAAACCTTTTACCTGGGCCAAAGTTATTTATGAGAATAACTTTGATCTTAGTTCAATTGATAAAGTTGATGTAACTCAAACAAATTTAATCTCTCCTACTTTACCCTCATTCTCTAACATTGATGTAACTATCAGAACAGATTCTGATTGGAATAATACTTCTAAGAAATTAGTTGCAACTTTTGGAGCTCTTTTTACAACTGTAGATAAAGCTGATTCTTATATTGATGGCCTATATACCCTTGTCAATTCTAGATTAAGTGAATCAGAGTCTAGAATTAAAGAACTTGAAAATTCTTTAAGAGTCTTAAGTACTTACCAGCAAAGAGGTGCCTCTACTGCTATTAACATTAAAGGCGGAGATTACTCTAGCATTGATTTTAATAAGAAGTATTATAAGACTAGCCCACCTTTAAATTCTAATGTTGAAGAAGGCGTTTTCAAATTAAGGGACACAGGATATTTTTCTTCGATTCGATCTTTAGGTGGATTTGCAGGAACTGCAACTGTAGAAAAAAGCTTACTTAGTTACATTGAATCTGGTCAGCTTAGTTCTATTAATGATGGAAGTAGAAGTACTTTTTGGACTGCACTAGCCTATGCACCTGGACCAGTTAAGTCAGATAGCAGTCAGGTCCCTTGGTTACCAGCAGACTATCAGTATGGATTTGCCCTACTACTTAGTTATTATCTAGATAGGCCAACTTTAGCAACTGAAGTTTTTATAGATCCCTTAGTTACAGAGCCTCTAGATCTTTTAAGTATAAGCTGGGCTCCAGAAGTTCAAAGTAATGTAATTTCTAGTTTAATATCAACTTCTGGCTGGACATTAAACGGCTCAGCTTCCTATGTCAATTCAGGTTCGGTTAACTCTAGTAGTTTATTAGTAAACCTTAGTACTACAGGTTCTGGATGGGCTAGCTATACATTCACAATTCCTTTAATCACTAGTAATGTTTCTGGAGTTGCTACTCTTAAAAGTAATAGAGCTCAACTTTCTTATTTGACTAGAGGTCTTGGTGATGTTAAGACGGGACATAAGCTTTTGTGGTTGGATTCTGCTGGAGAGATAATTAATTATTCTAGAGATGAGTCTCAACCAACTAGTTTCTGGGCAGGTAGATCTAGTATAGACTATATTCCTATTAATGCAGTGTCTGGAAGAGTTGAATTAGGAGTATTCAATAATACTGCTGCCCCTGCTTCTGGTTGGTTTGATTATCCAGTACTTTATATTGGAGATGAGGTATTTAACTGTAACTATAGGATTACCGGACCTACAACAATTCAACTACCTAAACCAGTATTGAGTGGAAGATTTACATTCACTTTCTCTCAGAGAAATATAAGGAAAGAAGTTTTAGCTAAGACTACTAATGCAGCTATTCAACCAATTGAAGCAGATCCTGAATTGGATCCTACCTTGCAAAAAATGTTGAATAAAATTACTACTCAATTCTCTTCAGCTGGAAAAGGAGACAATGTTTTTGGATATAGAATTGGACTTAAAGAACTTGATTTAAGATATAGGGAACACATCCCAAGAGGTTCTTTAGTTTCCTTGCCGCTCAAAACAGCAGGTGAAATCAGAAATATTTGGGTCACTGCAGAATTAGGTAAATATCATACTTCTGGAATTAAGTTTAAGATTTATCCTTTTGAGAATGATTTAGAAAAAAGTACAATTATTAGCCCATGGTTAATTGGAAACAGTACTAACAACTCAGCTAATGGAGAGTATTTATATATCTACTCTACTGAAGAGGTTGCATCTGGATGGTATAATCCATTAGATAAATACTATGTGGTTCCAGAAAGAAAAATTGTTGAAGAGTTTGATGGGACTAATAGAGAAGGTAAAATTAGACTAAGCAATGCTCCGCATCTGCGAAGACCTAAGATTAAAGCCCAACTCTCTTGGTTAGAGAGATACTCTGTATGGCCTGCAATTCTTGATCCTAATGCTGCTACTCTTTATGGCTTTTCTTCAAGTACTCTTAAAGATGCTATTAGATCTAATGCAGTTCCTTCTGGTACAATCATCTCAGACATCTTAAATACAGATGGCTATATTCCCACTAAAGTTACAATCTCTACTGATAAATGGACTGCTTACCCAGATACTTTAGGTAGACCAGATGTTAGCAAAGTAAGACAAATTTTAGGGGAAAATTTAGTTGATATATCCTCCGGGTCTGAAACTCAACAAAGTGAGGTAGTCTCAGATGATGTTGGATTTAGTAATTGGTTGAATACAACAACTTCTAAACAGATTATAGCTTTATGTCCTGGTCAACTTGAAGGCTATGGTTTATCACTAATTATGGCGTCTAACATTAGAATGGACGCCTTGAACAATAAGCCTAGAACCTTAAAACAAATTATATCCTATAACATGGTAATTGAGTTTCTTAGAAGACAAGAACTTAAAGTACTATATAATAGACTTTTGGCTGAAGGTAAGATAGGTCTTAATAGTACCAAGACTACTACAAATATTTTTACAATTCCTCAAAATTCAGTTTTTGCAACTAAATTTGCTCCTGTAATTGTAGGTCCAGGTGGAACTTTTCTTAAATTATATTGGTACAATTCAAGCGCTACTGGCGGGATTTTACCTATCTCTAGAGCTGATTATGAAGTATTAGACTCTAATACTGGTAGGATAAAAATTCTTAAAGATGGCCCAGAAGGCTTTACAGATGTCTTAGCAGACTATCTTTACATTAGTAACTCTCAAACTGAAGATTTCTTTAGTACAGTTTTAGGGTCTATTAATACTAGTAGTGCAACAACCAGTGCTATAGCCAGCCAAGCAGAAGTTATCACTAGAACTTTTCCCATTACTAGGAATATGACTGACTATGTAACAGGTAAAGTTCCTAAATTAAGAGTGCCAAACTTTACCAGATTAAGTGCAGATTACTATCCTATAATTGAATATTATGTTAATAGTGATGGAGAGTTAATTTTTGCTAGAGATTTTTATAGATTTGGAGACACTCCAGCTCAAATAAAAGTTGAATATGAAACCTTAGGGATATCCCCAAGACTAGGTATTGAAGTTACTAGACAAGGAACAGTTGCCACAACTCCTATAATTAAAAACATATCTTTAAGAGTTAAAGAAAGTCTTAGTACGCCTATGCGAGAGGTAGAATAATGTTAGAAAAATTCTTACAAGATAATAAAGTTGATGCTATCTTAAAAGCCATTCAGAACATTGACTTTAGTAATGCAGATAAAGTTGATGCTATCTTAAAAGCTATCCAGAACATTGACTTTAGCAATGCAGATATTTCAGCAAAGGAGCAAGATCTATACCGAGCAATTCTTCAGACTAGAAAACAGACTGTTAAATATCCTCCTATTGCAGAGTTAGCAGAACCATTTAATTTAAATGAGTTAGTTGGAGATCATTTTAATATCACAATCAATGAACTTGCCAACTCTTTAAGAAGAGTTGATAATATCTATAACTGGATTAATGAGTCGAACAATAGTTTAAAAGCAGAGCTTGAAGGTGTCGAGAAGATTCTTCAAAAAGCTACCGACGCGGTTCAAGAGATTAGTCTGGTTTCTGGAGATGAGAACAAAGAATTTTATTGGGTCTCAGACACTTTTAATGACAGTTCTTTTATAGATATGGCCGCATCTACATGTCTGATTGATACTGATTATGGAATGGCCACTTTAGGCCCTCAAAAGATTGATGTAATTAATAACTACTCAGTAGCTATTGATCATGAACAGACTAATGGAATTCCAGGCTGTAATCTATTAATTTTAGGAACAGGAGCTAATATTACAGTTAACCAAGAACCTCAACCTAAATATGAAACAGCAGATACAAAAAATTTAACTGCTATTGTTGATCAAGATCCATCTTCTTGGTTTGAAATTGAAAGAAATTTTATTCCTCCTAAACAAAAATTAAGTAGACAGGGTAGAGCTTTTGTAACTTCTGAGTCAACTACTGATCTTTTAAATGTTAAAGAAATTACTAATAACTTTGACTGGAAAATTATAGTTGATTGGGGAGATGGCAATGTTAATGCTGGCCGAGATGGCAAAGGCATGGAGATTGCAGAATTCTTAGATGTTGAAAATGCCTCAGTAGACTCTAAAGTAAAACTTGTTCTAGATATAAACCTAAACTCTCCTACAGTTTTAAGTAGTGTTAAATTATTGCCTCTTACTAGGTTAAATGAGCTAATAAATATTGATTCTATTAAAGCGCTTCCTGAAGGGGAGGAGTGGATTACTGTAGTTTCTGACCTGGAACTGGGTAGTAATAAGGCTACTAATAAACTTCAAAAAGAAATTTTACGAAGGACTGGATTTCAGTCGGTTGGTTCGGTAATTGCTATTCCTACAGATTTACCAATTACTAAACTTAAAATTACTTTATCATCTAATCCAGTTTTAGCTAAGTATGGATTAGCACATCCCTTTAAAGAAATCTATGAAAAAATTAGAACTGAAAGGAATTATGTTGTTTTTAATACTGTAAAAACTAGGTATAAATGGGAGAGAATAGCTATTAGCGACAATCCTCCTACTTACCAAGTTAAAAATAATCAACCTAAACTGTTTGGAGCTTTAGTTGATATTGCTAATTTAGCTAATATTACCAATAGTATTGTAAGTCCTTATAAACAAAGTCAACAACCAGCTAAAAAAGTGTTAGGAGCACTGAACACAGCTCAACAAGCTGGTACTTTAGCAACTGGCTTAGCTCAAGTTGGAGGCTCAGTAGGTGCTGCAGCCGGGTCAGCAGCAAGCTTTTTAGGAGCAGCAATGCCCTATGTAGGTGCTTTTTTAGCTCTTAATAATTTAGTTGGAGGTTTATTCCATGTCAATAAATCAATTGAAATTGTTGATACTAAAACTGGTTATGATATCTTTAAAGGATATCGAGCTGGAATTGGCCTAAGAGGAATAGATTTTCTTAGGACTGAGTATGCTGCAACTAGTACAGTTCAATCAGTAAAAAGAAAATTTCAAGGTCTAGTAGATAGAATTGGATTATTTGTAGATGAATATGTTCCAGCTAGTTGGGGTCCTGGAGAGTGGATTTCTTATTCTATAAGTGAAGATGGCTCTACTTGGGTAGACATTCCTAAATTAAGTGATACTACATTAGAAAGAAGTTATAAAACTAGTAAGCCTCTTGATGAGATTTATTTTAGAGCTGTGCTTCGAGGTAATGAAGTTGATCCTTTTCATTCTCCTGCTTTGAATCATTTTGCTTTGATGGGTAATCCAATATCTAATGCCACTAATTGAAACTTTACAAAAGAAAATATTATTTGAAGAAGCTGCTAGAAAAGGTCTTCAAGGTGGCAATCTTTTTAGTGTAGGTGAGATTTATGAAAACTTACTTAGTCCTACAGATATAGGTAAGCAAACATATGGCTCACCTTTAGCTCCTATATATGTAGCTAAAGCTGGAGAAGTTATTAATGTAAAAAGAATCGCTAATTTTTTTAAAGGAATAGCTAGAGATGTAAGGACAACTCAGTTTGCATTAGATACCTTAGAATCCCAATTACTTCTGCTTAATTTAGAGTATTGGTTAAAGATGCAATTAGTAAAAAACAGGGCATTAGATACTCAAAAGAAAGCAGAAAGTGAGAAATATAGATCTGCTTTTGGAGCAACCTGGGTATTTACTGAGACCTTTAATAATGTTGATAATCTAGATTTAAATCAAACTACTGCAGCTTTTGATACTTCAGAAGGTATTGCTTTTATTTCTAATGCTGCATCTGAGCAGCTCTTAAAGCAACATGACATAACTTGCTCAGACCTTAAACTATGTACAGGGGGCAATACTTTAGGCTCCAATTATACTCAATGTATTGATGGATTGCTAAATACAAGCTTTAGATGTCTATTTATAGATGATTCAAAAACAAGTTTTATCTTAAATTTTAACACAAGCTACAATTTAGGATCAATTACTATTGATCCAATTGGATATGGAATTGATGTCCAAATTGAAACTTTTACAGATAGGTGGGTAATTGCTGCTACTCTTGGTATCTTTAATAAGACCACCTTGCCACTCAATGTTAAAACTAATAAAGTTAGAATTTCCTTTAAATTGGCAGACTCAACTCCCCCTAAAGCTGGAGGAATTAGAGAAGTTACTTTTACCACAAATGACTCATCAGAAAGAGCAGTCATCTATTCTAAAGCCCTTAAAGCGTTAGAAAGCTTTAAAGAAGTAAAACTAGAGTATAGATCTACCGAGACTTCAGACAGTAACATTAATTTTTATTATGCCAGTGCTTCTGGAGGTTCTTGGACTAAATTCACACCTAGTACGTGGAATGCAATAGCAGAAGGATCTAAACTCTATAGAAGAGTTCCTATTACTAATGCGTCTCCTGCTGATGCGTATCGAGGATTATATGGAATTAGTATTGGATCTCAATTACCTCTTTCTGCAAAAGATGGTTTGATGGATGTAGGTAAAAATCAAATTGAAGTTAGTGCAGTTAGGCAAGACTGGCTAGAGACTGGAGATAATCTTAAGGTTTTGAGTGGTCCAGATTTTGCAGACTTTAAAATTTTAAAAGCTTGGAGTAATATACCTTCGCTATCTATCAATCCAGATAGCTATGTATTTCAAAACTATGGAGCTACTACTTTAAGAGATAATGGAATTTATAGAGGTGGGCCAGTTTTTGCATTCCAAAGATCAGTGGCAGCCGGATTAGCTACAACTTCTGAGCTTGCTGGAAAATATAAAAGTCTCTGTCTTACTCCATTACCTGGTAATGGAAGTAACATAGCTCAATACAGCCATTCTTATAGACTTAGATTTATGGCTTATGCTCCAAATAGTCTTTATTTTAAAGACGGTAGAATTTGGTTTTTACAGGGGTATAAAGCTACAAACACAAAACCTTATAGTCAATTAAATAGAATTTTTGGTACTTATTCATTTTATATCAATGATGTATTGATCTCAGCTGATAGTCAACCCTATACGATTTATCAAGATAATTCAATTGAAGGTGGGGGCTCGGTAGGAAAACCTTTTGCATTTTCACTAGAAGCAGGTTGGAATAAAATAGAAATTTTTATCAATACTGTAGACCCAGCTATTTATGGCTCGGACGCTTTTGATTCTACTTATCCATATCTTCAATTAGAGATTTTCCCATCTCTATTTGATTCTAATTTTACTAGTCTATCAACTTCTAATATTACTAACATCCTAGCATCAGGCCAACATGAACCAGTATCAGAGTTTGATTTACTTTGGAACCTCCCAGAAGATCCTACTTATTGGGCATGGAATAGTGATCGAACAAGTTTGATGTACAATACAAATTCGACTAGAACTATTGATAGTTATTTTACTGGTTTAGGTCCTGATAATTATATTTCATATCAAGCTACAGATTCTTCTGGGCTTAATGAATTATATGTCAGAGCTGATCTTGAAAAAGGAGCTGGTAGTTCCCCAATCTTAAAAGACTATACTATTTATGGAAGATAATTTATGCCTGTTATAGATCCCCTAACTCCCCAAGAAGAAATTATTTTATCTGCTCAGCTTGTACCTTTTACTCCTCCAAGTGGTACAAATGTTGGAGATACTGGGGGTGGCGTTGCTGGCGGAGCTGGAGGTGGGGTAGGTACTGGAGATGTTCCCCACGGCGGTTCTGGTGGAGGTGGGGGCGGCGGTGGAGGAGCTGGAACAGGAGATGTTCCTCATGGAGGAGGAAGTACACCTATTACACCTCCACTAGGAGAAGGTCCTACCTCAGTTGGAATTGGAGTTCCTGGAGGCTCAGTTGTAGTAGTCTCTCATTTAGATGGAGATTTAGGATCTACTGAAGTTACGATTAATACTTTCCTACTTCGAAAAGAGGCATCTAAAAGACTTTCAAATCAAGTAACTCCCTTAATTTTTAATCATAGATTTAGGGGCCACCGAGAGTCCAATAAATTTAATCACTTTATTCAAAGTATTTTACTTACTTGTGTTAACTTAGCTCAAAGCCTACCCTACTGGTGCGGAATTGGCATATCTTAATCATATAGCCGATCAAATTAGTTTTAAAGAATGGTTACTTCTTAAAGATGTAGATCGAAGATGGTATCTTAAATAATGGAAAATTTTAATCGTAGTTCATTTGAGACAGCTGAATTCCTTTTGGAATCTACTGAGGCTCCTAAAATTAAACCTGGAGGTTCTTCAAGTAGTAATATTTTAAATAGGTATTTTGAGGCTGCTACTAGGGATATTTCTATCTTAACAACTAGAACTAATAGCTTAGCCCTAAGAGCTGAGAGATTTGAAAATTGTGCCCTACAACAAGCAGGTGCTTTTTTAAGTATCTTGAGTGGCGTAAGTTCCAGAGTAGATGCAGCTTCAGGATATTCCCAAGTACTTGCAGACATGCATTCTAGTTTTTATATTGATGGCTCAAATACAGCTACTATTCATGAAGTTTTTGGGCAAGCAACTCTTCCAATTCGATCTTCAATAGATGTCTTGGTTCAAGAAGATGTATACGGCCAGAAGTATGTTGCTACTGAAGTTGAATTAAGCTATGCTAATTTAGGTGTAAGTTCACCTGCAGCAATAAGTAACTCACTCTACCAGACAGACTCTGAAGGTATCTTTATGTTGAGAGATGAACAAACTTGGTTAGTAGCAACTTCTGGCACTTCAGCTATTAATGCTTTTTTCAAATTAAAAACTCCCTTGCAATTTAGAGGGTTACAGCCTAATGTATTAGAGCTTTGGCCCATGCCTGCATTTGGTACCGAACTTATTGGAGTATGGTATCAAAAAGCAGATGATACTATTGCCGGAACTTGGTATAGCCTAGACTTATCTTACTTACCAAGATATTCTTCTGCTACTGGAACTCTTACAGAGTTTGGACCAGTAAGACTTCACTTACCAGAAAGCATTATCATTAGTCAACTTGTTATTGGAATTAACCCTAAATCTAGTTTATATGCTGGATTTAAGAAAATTTCTCTTTTACATAATGAATATGAAACATCTGCAGTACTTGCAGTCCAAGATCCATATTCTAGGACTATTGATACAAGTACAATTAGAGGTAAGGATCCTTCAGATTTAGCTCAATTAACTGTCACCAATTCAGTAAATATTGCTACAGTTAATTTGACTACAACAGATTCTAGGGTGACTCCAGTTATAACTGGTGTTATCTTAGCTGTATAAAAACGTTAAATAATATAGAGTATAATATGGAAAGAAGTATGTATGACACTAGACCTTGGCTGGAAGTAGTTGGAGATCTAGTTGATTTTGAATCTGAGTATGGAGACTCGATTAAAGTTACAGTAAAGTATAATGACTTTAATAAACCCCAAGTTATCTTTAAAATAAATAAATGGAACTCAGATCCCAAAGATATTGAAATCACTTCCTTTTTGCCAGAAACCCCTAACTTCAAATTAAATGATGAGTCTAGAGGCTATGACACCTGGAAAGAATTTTTTAATGACCCAGCAGGATTTGGACCTATGGTTCAATCAGTTATTAGAGGTGCTGGAAGGAATTTTGAATATGAGGAAATTAAATAATGGGTAAAATGTATGATCATGAAGATGAAGATATGACAGATGTGTTGGAGTTTCCTTTTCCAACAGCTCCACAATCTTCAGATGTTATCACTCTTTCCGGAGTCAGACAAAAAAGTACAGTAGTTAATATTGAAAAAACTACTGAATCTAATCCTTATAGAGATGCTGTAGTTTTAGAAGCTTTTCTTTCTACTGCTCTTCCAGAAAAAACTGTTGTAATCTTAACTCAGTTACTCTACAAAAGAAATATAGAACCTCACACCGTTTTAGGTGGGTTAGATATGGTTGGCTCTGGAGATGTTCCTACAGCAAAGAAGCCTGCTAGAAAAAAGAAAGTTAATGACTCTGAAGATTTTTGAGCATAACGGCACAAAATATTACGCTCCTCAAGTTTTTTATGATCCAGCTAGATCTGAAATAGATCGCATTTTAAATACGTCTTTTAGTGTAGATGTGGAGATTGATAATCACTCATCAATTGCAAAAATAAAATATTGGTATCCTGTAACTAGTGTAGGCTTTGTTTTAGCGGATGGTACTTATTCTCTTTTAGTAGAAGACAATAAAGTAGCTATGATTAAACAACCTAGAAGTAATGCCGGCTTACCAATAGCTTATCCACTAGAAACTAAACTTTTAATAAGATGTCTATGAGACTTGAAGCTATAAATAATTATGTTACTGTTGAACCTGTAGAGCCTAAAGAAGCTGGGTTTATTAAGCCCGATACAGCTCAAAAAACTATTAGATGGGCTAAAATTTTATCTACTGGTCCAGGGATGACTGATTTACATGGCACAGTTATTGAGCCAGATTGTAAACCTGGAGACTTAGCCTATGTCATGGCCCATGGCAAGCATGCTATAGATTTAACTTATTTTGGTGCTAAGGAAGGGTTTGTCTGCTCTATGTTAGACGTTCTCTGTACTATTGATCTTGAAACAATGAAAATAAAACCTCTTGGAAGTTATGTCCAAATTGAAAAAATGGAAAGTCCTAAAGAGTCTGCAGGAGGAATGCTACTTCCAGATTCTAAAAGAACTCCACCTAATCTAGGTAAGGTTATTACTTTAGGTACTGGATGGAAGACTATTGATGGTACTACTGTACCTTTCCATGTTGCAGAAGATGATATGATTGCTTATGATCCTTTCAAAGTTATGATTGTAGACCTTGAGCATTTAGGAATTAATGAAACTTACCATATTATCCAGCATGCAAATATCATTGCTAAAGTTATTGAGGAGAAAGAATAAATGAAAACATTAGACGATCTGTTGGCTGAAAGAGCTGCTACCGAGTACCAAGATAAGCTTGGTGAATTACTTAATCCAGAACTTTGGACTAAAGAAACCAGAGACACTAAGATGAAGGAAATCAGAATGCTTGCTGAAAATATGGCTGAGCAATCTGGAGAATTTGTTAAAGAAATGCTGGATACAATGGTTAATGATAAGTCAGTCTTGTATTGGAAAATTCTTCAACAGTTTATTGCTGCTGAGGTTGAGATGCTACACAATTTTAGAAGTGATTTAGATATTACTAGCGAAGAAGCTTTAAATGATTTGCCTGTTGATTATACTTGGATTAATGCCCAAATTAAATCTAGATACCAAGAGATTGGTTCTTTAGGTGCAAGTCTTGATTCAGAAGTTACAGCTACTGAGGTTGATGAACTTTAATGGAAACCCCACCGCTTTTAAAAGGTTATCTATATGACTCTACTAGAGTTTGTAGATGTCCTAGGTTTCATGCTTGTACAATCTCTAAGAAATGCCAGAACTATGATCCTAATCAACTAGATTGTAGTCTTTGTGAGACTGCAGTAGATCCTCCAATTGATTTAGGTGGCCATCTTCCAGAAGGTGAGTTTTATCCAGACATTCAAGATGCAATTAAGACAGTTCAGGAAGCCCTAAATAAACCTTTGGCTCATCCTGACCAAGAAGCTCAAAAGATTAATGGTCCAGAGATTACAAACCAATACAATAAAACTAGAAAATCTATAGAAATGCTAAAGAGATTCCAAGGTAAAGGTGTCCTCAAAATGACTGAGGAATGGGAAGATGTAAATGTTGACCCAGAAATTGCTAAGCTATTTGGTAGAGTTGATTAATGAATAAACTTCCTTTGTTACTTAATGCTGGATTTAATAACTTTATAGTTACATCTCAAATTGTAGCTATATTAGATTATAGCATTGGAGCTGCAAAGACTATTGTGCGGACTGCTCGAGCTGAACGTGGAACAAGAGCAGTCATTGATTTAACTAGAGGTAAAAAAATTTATACTCTAATCATTCTGATAGGAGATAGATATGTATTATCTACTATTCCTAGAAAACAAATTGCCAGAAGATTAGGGGCATATATTGAAGAAACAAATGTATCACCGGCCAAACCTCGTGGGCGTCCCAAAAAAGCCGATCCCCCCGTTTCCGATAATTGAAATAATCGGTCCACCAGATATTGGGAAAACTCCAATTGCCAATTTAGTTGCTTCTAGACTAAATGGCAATGTTTTAACATTTCCTATTTTAGATCCTACCTCTGCTACAGGTAATTTATTGTTGACTAACCTTACAACTAATTTACCTCTTTTAGAAAAAGCACCTCAATGGTGGGCTCACATTTATATAGCTAATACTTTCGAACAGAAAGAAAGAATTCTGGCTTTACAGAAAGCTGGTCCAGTAGTTTTAGTTAATTATCTTCATAGCTTTAGAACCTTTAATAAATCTATAGGAGCTAACACCACTTTAACAGGCTACTCTGCAGGTTTACCAGAACCAGACTATATGTTCCACCTTCAAGGCCCAGAATGGCTAGAAAGGGCTTCTAATCTCTTATTAGCATATACTCCAGAAGTAAGAGCCAAGCTTAGAAAATCTTTTAATACCTGCAAGGTACCCGGAGCAGTAAGATTAAAAATAGAAGAGAGTATGAATAAGACTCAAAGAATAAATTATGTGGCAGTTCAAATTACCGACACTATTAGTAAAAAATTTAAACTTCCAGTAAATCATGAAATCTTATATGCTCGAGATCAGTTTAATTAAATAGATGTCAAACTATGTAATCTATAGTGGAAATAAAGTATATTGGCCTTCCTATGGATCTAGGACAGATTCACCTAATATTATAGAATTTTATGAACCTACATTTTCAAAGTACACACCTGGATTGGCAATAGTTAATAAAGCTACTCAAAGAGCTTTTTGTTTGAACAGTATGAAATATAGCTACAATCCACCGTATCAATTTGTCGGGCCAGGAATTTATAAATCACCCTGTGGGTCAAGTAGTTATTATGTCGATTGTTATAATCAAATACAATTAGGCTTAGCAGTAGAGTTTCTTCAAGACTTTGGATATTATTTAAAATGAAAACTTTAATCCAATCAACCCTATGGGTTCCAGATAATACTACAGATAGGTATGCTACTACAATTGAGCATGTTAAAAAATTATTAACTTATACTGGTGAGTTTAATATCTATTTTACAGACAATGACTCCTGTTCAGAATTTAAAGATGAAGTAAAAGAACTTTGTAAAAATAGATCTAATATTATCTTTGATTGGTTGCCTGAAAATAAAGGCTGGAATTGGGCTAGAAATCTAGGTTTCAAGAAAGCCTGGGATGATAATTATGATTTATTGATTTTAATGGATTGTGATATCTGGGTTGAGGATTTAGATTGGGTGGAGAAGTCCCAAGAAGCAGCCAAGGTCCAAGATGTCTTTATGGTTAGATTTGAAGAGCTTCAGTATAAAGTTGGAGAAAGAGAAGTAGGAGGAATCAAATTTGATCTTTATGATGAAGGCATTGGTTCAATTAATGTAGTTACTAGAAAAGCTATTGAAAAAGTTGGAGGCTTAGATACTAAAGTTTTTGATAATAGATGGGGCTTCTCAGACTGCCACATGTTCAGGAGATACCTTAAAGCTGGATTTTTTAAGAAGTCTGGAACATATCCTTCACTACATTGCAATGCCGTAAATGGTCAAGATTTTGAAGAATCTTATGCTAAAGTTTTAGATCCAATTAAACATGCTGAGATTGGAAAATATGCTACTAGGTTCTATAGTGATGAACAAAAGATCTTACTAGGTATGAAACCAGTTTTCTTTAATTGGGAGGATACCTTTAAATGACTAAATTCTTACATAGAGCTAATACCATAGAAGAACTGAAATTTGCTCAAAGTAACAATTGGGGAGTTGAACTTGATATTAGAACTAGGTTAGGTGAACTGATTGTAGCCCATGATCCAAACACATCTGGAATCTATCTTAAAGATTATGTTCAAAGTTTAACTTCTACCTGTACAGCTCTTCTAAATGTTAAAGAAAGTAATATCATTCCTTTAATATATGAAGTAGTTAAACCGGCTCCAAATATTATTTTATTTGATTTGATAGTTCCGGATGCACTTAGGGCAACTGAATTGGGATATCAAGTACTTAGCAGAAGAAGTGAATATGAATCTATTTGTATCCCTAAAGAAGCTGGTAAATGGAATGATTTTTTAAAGCCTGAAAATATTTGGGGTCTATTTCAAGGAGTAACAGTATCACCAGAATTACATGGAATTGAGTTAACTTCTGAAATCATAACCCAATATAAAAAAGCTAATTGTTCCGCTATTTGCACAAAATATCCAGAACGATGGTAAAAGCTATTATTTTTGATTTAGATGGAGTTTTAGTGGATGCTTGTGATCTGCACTATAAAGCTTTGAATCTGGCTTTACAGAGACACAATTTTCATATTATTACATACCAAGAACACCTATCTAATTATAATGGCATGCCTACAAAAGCAAAACTAAAAAAGATTGGATACAGTGATTTAGAAATTTCAAAAATTTCTGCTACAAAACAAGAGCTAACTTTAGATTTAATATACACTGAAATATTTGAAGATCCAAAAAAAGTTGAATTATTAAAATACTTAAAAGAGCAAAAGTACAAAATTGGGGTATGCTCTAATTCCCTCAATAAGAGTATCAAACATTTCTTACAGGCATCAAAATTAGCTAAATATATAGATTTTTATGTTGGTAACGATGATGTTAAAAATCCTAAACCTGCTCCAGACATGTATTTACATATGTTAAAACTATTAGATGTAACTTCTTCAGAAGCTATTGCTGTTGAGGATACTGAGCTCGGTGCTTCTTCAAGTCAAGGAGCTAAAATAGAAACTATTGTTGTAGCTTCTTATGATGAAGTTACAATAGACTTATTTAAAAAGTATAAATTGTTATGAATATTGTAATTCCTATGGCAGGATTAGGTACAAGGTTCCAAGAGAAAGGCTATACATTGCCAAAACCTTTCTTGAAGATCCAAAAAAATCTAAATCTTATTCAACTTGTATTGGAAAATTTAGCTTTAGCTGAAGATAAAGTTATTTTAATTGCTTGGCATGAACATCTTAAATACTTTAATTTTCCTTTACCTCCTAATACTGTAATACTTCCTCAACAGACTTTACTAAGAGGTGCTGCTCATACTGTACTGTTAGCAAAAGAATTTATCAATAATGATGAACCTTTAATGATTGCTAATAGTGATCAGTATATTATTTATGATCAAAAACATTATCGACACTATATTCAAGATCAATATGGAGTAATTATGACTTTTAAAGATATTGATTCAAGATGGAGCTTTGCTAAAGTTGAGAATGGAATGGTAGTTGAGGTTGCAGAGAAAAATCCAATTAGTGATAATGCTACTTGTGGTGTTTATTACTACAGTAAAGGAAAAGATTTTATTGCGGCTGCAGAAGATATGATTGAAAAAAACATAAAAGTTAATAATGAATTTTATGTTTGTCCCGTTTATAATGAGTATATCAAGGAAAATCCTACGACAATATACGAAGTAGAGATGTTGGGTCTAGGTACTCCAGAAGATTTTGAAAAAAATATTATAAAATTTCTATGAAAAATTTAACTGCTATTTATTGGATTAAAAATGAAGCTCAATACCTTCCAGAATATCTAGAATTTCATTTAATGCAAGGCTTTGATCATTTCATTTTCTATGATGATGGTAGCACAGACAATCTGCTAGAAGTTGTTGAACCTTATGGTGACTTAGTAGAGATTCGACAATATCCAGAAAACCTTACAGTTCCTAAAAATTTTTGGTTAGCTAACCATTGTTGCTATGAACAAAGAGGTAAGTCTAAGTGGATTCACTTTCATTCAGTTGATGAAAGAATCTTCTGTCCAGATGGTAAACAAATTCCAGACTTTCTTAAAAACTATGAAGCCTATGGCGGAGTCTCAGTAGCTTGGGAAGAATTTAACTCTAGTGGACATACTTCAAAACCTACAGGATTGATTATTGAAAACTATACGGAAGTTGCAAGAGACAATCAGTGCCATATAAAGACCATAGTGCAGCCTACTTTTGCAGTTAGATTTAACTCAAATCCACACAACTTTATTTTTGAAAAAAGCTGGGCTGTAAATGAAAACAATGTCCGAGTTGATGGCCCATATTGCCCCCAAGATTATAGTTTTTCAAAAATAAAGAATCATCATTACCGGACTTTGAGTAGAGAAGAATTTGAAATTAAAATGAATAAGGGAGTTCTAGATCATGGACCATCTCAAGCTGGAGTTCGAAGAGAACAAGCTGAGGATGAGTGGAGCTATACTCACGGTGGACCATCTAGATGGGGAGTTACAACTCTACATAAAAACACAGATTTGTTAAAATTTGTAGAACCAGTAAAAGCTGCTATTCTTGCTAGATATAAAGATAAGCCGGAACTTCTTGAAACTATTGTACATTAATGAAAATATATATTAATAATAGAAATTATCTAACTTGGCCTAAAGCAATGGCTGAAAAGTTTGCAAATGAGGGCCATGAAGTTATTTTTATAGATAATGCATCAACTTATGAGCCTTTATTAGATTGGTATTCAACTTGTGGCTTTACGGTTCTTAAAGTAGGAAACTATGGAGGCCAAGCAGCTTGGATTAATGGAATTGTAAACCATCTTAATGAGCCTTATGTTGTTACTGATCCTGACTATGATTTAAGTGCAATCCCTTCAGATTGGGATAAAGTACTTCTTTCTGGTTTTGAAGAGTTTCCTCATGAGAATAAATTTGGATTTAGTTGGGAAGAAAAAACTGTACCTCAAGAAAATCCTGCATGGATTGCAGATAGGTTCTGCGACCATCCAGAAGGCTTGCCTATGACTTGGGGAAATGTACTTCCTAATAATTGGTATGGATACCCTAATGATACTTCTTTTGCAGTCTATAGACCTGGCATTCCATTTACAATAAGTGGAATTAGAAAAGGTAGACCTTATACTGGAATTCACCTTCCTTGGCATCTTACCTTAGATCCAGCTGCAGATTCTACAAAAAGATACGTATTATTTGATGATGAAATGGAATATTATTGGGACCATGTAGAGCATTCCTCCTGCTCAGCACCTAGACTAGCTCCAATGCTTGCCGAATATAAAAGAAGAAAATATGGAACTTAATTATCCAGAGAAAAACTCTAGAATTGTAGCAGACATTATTGAAGTAGGAAAGGACTTCTCAGTAGGACATAATGTAGATATTAAAGTTCGCGGAACTTTTAAAGTTGGAGATTATTCTAGATTCGGTAATGATGTTACAATTAATGCTGAGAATGTGATCATTGGAGATCACTTCTTACATATGACTCCAGGCCTTAAAGTTGGAGGTGGGGGTTCACAATTTAAAGATGCTAATCTGACAATTGGAGATAGATGCGTAATTCATAATAACTATCTAAATTTAGCCATGGCTATTACTTTAGGCAATGATGTAGGCTTATCTCCAGATGTAGACTTCTTAACTCATGGTTTTTGGGAATCTATGCTGGAGGGGTTTCCAGTAAAGTATGGTAAGATTGATATTGGAGATCATGTTATTATTGGCCAACGATCTTTCATTATGATGGATGTTTCTATTGCACCTTATTCAGTTATAGGTGCTAATAGCACTGTTACTAAAAGCCTAAACATTCCAAGAGCTATCTATGCTGGGAATCCTGCTCGACTTATTAGAGAAATAGCGGAGCCTTCTTTAATGACAAAGAAGAACATGTTTAATAACATTTTAGAGAAATATGTAGCTATAGCTAAACCCAAGCAGATTGAAATTAAATATCCAGAAATCTTTTTAGGAGATGTTTACATTAATGTAGAAACTAAAACTATCTTTGGCAAAGAAAATCTTGAATCTGATAAGCTTAGAGATTTTCTTAGGAGATTTGGAATTAAAATCTACTCAGCGAGACCATTTCAATCTTTATGAAATTATTAAATTACAATAAAGTATTATGTTTTTCTCCGCATCCAGATGATGTAGAAATTTCCATGGGTGGAACTATCTTAAAAAATATCGACACTCATTTTACTATTATAGTCTTTAATACTTCTACTATAGAAAATTCTGTTCCAATTGAAACTAGATGGAAAGAGTGTAAAGCTTTTTGGAAAGGAGTTCCTAATGTAACTTTAGCTCCAGTAAACTTACATCTTAAGTCTTTAACTGAAGATGCCTGGATCCATGAATTAGAAAAAGTATATGATCTTTCTAAGTATGATGCTATCTTTCTTCCGCCAGAATTAGATACTCACTATGAACATAAATTAGTAAATAACATTGGAATGGCTATGACTAGATCAATTCCGGTATCCGTGTTTCAATATAGAAGTGCTAGTACATTAGACACCTGGATTCCAAATATGTTTGTTAATGTAGCTATCAGTGCAACAGACAAAATAAAGAGACTTCAATCTTTTCCTTCGCAAGATCCTATCTTTTTCTCGGAACAATTTATGCGAGCTTTCCATACTCATTTAAACTCTACTAGGAAATGTTTAGAGTTTACTGAGCAGTTTAAGATAGTGTTGTTGTATTAAAATGAGATATTATAGAAATTTTCTAGGTCAATTAAAAGAAGTACATACTTACTGGGACGAACAAGCCTATCTAGCTCAAAATCCAGAACTACCTGCTTGGGCAATTGATTTTACTTGTCTAGGTGAATGGTATGCTTAATTGTTTGTTAGTAGGTGGAACAGGTGGTTTAGGTAAACAGTTAATTCCACTCTTAGGCGATTTCATGGAGGTTACTAGTGTTGGTTCTGTATTTGACATTACTACACTTTCTAGTAATATTTCTCTGCATTATGATGTTGTAATTAATCTAGCTACTGTGAACTACGATGCTTTGCTAAATAAATACTCAGATGAGCAAATTGATAAGATGCTCTCGGTGAATATCCAAGGCAATATAAATCTTATGCGAGCTGCTATTAACTTTATGAGGAAGAATGAGTTTGGAAGATTGATTTATATCTCTTCTATCTTAGCTGATCAGCCTTTGAAAGGTACAGCAATTTATGCAGCTGGAAAATCTTTTAATGAAACTCTGATGCGAACTATAGCCTTAGAGAATGCTAATACTGGGATTACTAGTAATGTGATTCAATTAGGTTATTTTGAAGGGGGCTTAACAGAAAAAGTTCCTATACCTATTCTTGAAAAAGCTTTAGAGAAGGTACCTTTAAAAAGATTAGGTAAAGCTCAAGAAATTGCTAATGCTATTAAATTTATTGTTGAGACTGAGTACTTTACTGGAAGTGTCTTAAGACTTAATGGAGGATTATAATGTACTCCTTCTCAGAAGCTAAACTAGAAGATTTAAAGGGAATTGCTTTACTAAGAAATAAAATTAAAGATTCTTTGACTCATGATAAAGAAGACATAGATCCAAGTAACCAAGCTAATTGGTATCTAAATGTTAAGAAAGACTGTGATAAACTTTATGCTTTTACAAATTTAAAAACAAAGGAAGTAATAGGGTATGGGTTTATTCAATATATAGATAATGTTCCTTGGCTAACTGGAGCACTTGATCCAGAGTTTCAAGGCTATGGATATGGGAAACAAATCTTTCAAAGTCTTATTGAAAGAATTAGAAGTACTTCTTCCGAGACTCCTATTTTTCTGGATGTATTAAAATCAAATTATAAAGCAGTAAATTTATATTTTAAGCTCGGTTTTAAAATTATATCAGAGCAGAATGAGTTATATATTATGAGGCTAAATTGAAATTCCTGATTTTACTATGTTACTTTAATAGACCAAATATGGTTACCTATGCTCTAGAGAGTTTAAATAGGTCTACATATACTAATTGGCATGTTGCATTTGTAGATGATGGAAGTGATAATCCAGGCTTAGAAACTCTTAAAAGATTAATCCCAGATGAATCTAAATGGACTTACTATAATACTGGGTTGTCTCCACAACAAAAATTAGCTCAAGGTGGTAGTAATTTTGGAGCATATTGGAATAAAGCAATTCAAGAAATTGAAGCAGATGCCTGTTTGATGCTTTGTGATGATGATGCTTTACTTCCGAGCTATCTAGAAAACTTAAATACTTATTTTACTAATAATCCAGATGTGTATCATGTGTATTCACATATTGTAGAATACAATCCTTTTGAGATGCTAGATTTTGAACAACTATCAGAACCTAGCTATAAAAAAGCTAGTGCATATAATCCTACTGAATCTATTAATGCTTTTTGTAGAGTCGACGCAGCTCAGGTTGCTTGGCGAAGGTCCTGTAACTTAGATAAACAAATTTGGTTTCCTAGTCCCCAAACAGTAGCACTTGATGCTATTCTGTATCAGCAACTTTATAATTTCTATGGGCCCTGTAGATTTACTGGTTTTGATGGTGAACTTAAAGGATTCTATAGTAAACAATTGTCTCATAGACATGGAGAAAATCAGTATTCAACTTCTATTGATTTAGAGGCTCCTAAATATTAATGAATAAACTTCCACTTTTTAAAGTAAACATGAATCAACAAGCCTTAGTTGATTTGGCTCCAGTATTCTCTTCAGGCTATATTGGTGAAGGTCCTAAAGTAAAAGAATTTGAAGAAGAATTTTATAAGATAAATTCTGGACTACCTGTTAAGCCTTTATTTGTTAATTCATGTACTAGTGCTATTGTTATGGCTCTGAAGTTAGCTGGAGTTGGGCC